CCGACATCGATCCAGCGGAATAGGGAGATGATACAAATTGTGCTGGCATTTGGGCCGTAATTGCGTCTGAAAAATAAATGGCTCCTAGCGCAATATTAACGTTGATACCCGACAACACAGTGGTACAAATTTGAGTGCCATTGGCAAAACGAATATACTCCCCATTTGCATTCGACCCGTATTCATCTCGAATACTCCATGCCCCCCAAGAAGTGCCATTCCATTCCCTGTAGAGCATGCCAATTGTTGACGTGGCAAATTGAGACGTCTGGGAATAGGGGCTGCTTTGACCCCGCCGCATCACAATCATATTAAATGCGGCTAGACCATCTGGCTTGGTTCCCGTGGCTACCCCTTGAACACGATAGAAACCTGACGGCATCTGATCCGGATCATCTATATTGCCAGAAAACTCAATGATTTGCCCCACGATACCCCCTGCGCCTACGGTCAACAGCCGCCCCGCCGTGGTATCGGTTGCAGATTGCTGCACTGCCGTACCGGTCAGCAATCCCGCCAGCACCGCGCCCGCGCTCGACCATTTGATGATATCGGCCCCGCCCGCAACAAGCGCGCCCGTGCCGGGCCCGACGCGCCGTGCGCCTAGTCCAGCCTCATTTTCAAAGGCAATGCCGGGAAAATCTGCGGTGCCGTCATCAAATAGGCCGGATAGCGGCCCGTCGATATATCCCTTCTGCGCCGCGATCCATGCGGAGACTTGGCTGTTGAACTGCTGCAGGATCCCGCGCGTGGGCTGGATGGCATAGGCCGCACCCGCCACGGACGGGCCGTCGAACGCGGGAAAGATCTCGATCTCCGTGTCGCTGGTGATCGAGACAATCTCATAGGTTCGGATGGAAGCGCCCGGAAGGTGGATTGCGTCACCGACGAGAGCATTGGCGCTAAATTCAGTTCCAGCGCCAACGACAGCCGTGCTGCCGTTGGTCAAGTTCACTGTCCCGGTGCGATACCACGTTGCCATGTCTTGGCCCTAAAAGGGGCAGGCGAACGCAAAACGGATGACGCTATTCGACTGCCGAGAGTGAATAACGCACATCTTGCGCGTGGTTTCTGCCTCTATACCACATCGCGCGCCGTCCTGAAAGTCACTCGCTGCCATAGATGTCTGGAGCAAGCTCCCGGTCGATGAAGCCGCGCAGGCTTGGCGAGATGTAGATCCCGCCCTTCGAATTGCGCGACGACGCAATCCGGGCTTTGAGCGAGCGCCGGATCGTGCTGCCATCGATCCGATAGCTGGGCGGGGCGTGCTCGTTGAAGTCGGCAATCGCTTTGCGCATCTTGTCGGTGATGGGTTTGCGATCCAGAAGCGCCGTCCGCACCTCGCGCAGGATGTTCCCGCGCCGGTCCTGAATGCGGGTCTCCATCCGCTTCATGGTGCTGTTCTTCTCGTACTGCTCGGTCAGCCGCGCCGGTGTGAAGCCGAGAAGCACAGCCAGCGTCTCAGGCACGCTGAAATGGTCCATGATCGCATCGCCGTTCCGGTTGAGCGCGCCCTCGCGGGCAAACCGGGCAGCTTGGAACATATCGTTGATGACCTTGGGCGACATGGTTTCGAGACCGCGCATGATGTCGCCGTTCATGACCTGATCCCATCCGCGCGCGACGTTGCCGCCGATTGCGAATGTCGCACCCAGAGCCTGCGTTACCCAATACTCATAAGCGTCTTGGCCTTCCAAAATCCGATTTGGCGAGCGGAACCACAGATCAGGCATCCCAATCCGGTTGGTCAGATCGATCCCGAGAAGGTGGCCGGGCACGCCGTTCAAAATCATCCCGGCGGCGTCGTGGCCCAGCGTTTCCACCAAGGTCCGCTGGATATCCTGTTCGAGCTCGTCCTTGCCATCATCGAAGAAGAAGCCGAGCAGCGCGGTAAGCAAGCCATAGCCCCAGACGCCGCGAATACCGGCATGCAAGAACAGCGATCCGGTGATGCCGATCAGCTGATACCGGGCTTCGCGCCGGATCTCGGGGCTTTCGCCCTTCACCATCTGATGCATGTCGCGGAACAGACGCCAGAGCATGTTGACGTTGAAGTTGCGGAAGACGGCTGCCACGCGGACAAAATCGTTCTGCATGATCCGGGGACGCGACGAGTTCTGATAATCGAAATGGGTTTTCCAAGTCAGGTCTGCCGCCTTTTCGACCGCTGTGGTGTGGTCAAAACCCTTGTCGCGCGCCATCCGATAGGCAGCTAGGAATGTCACTTCGCGGTTCAGCCGCTCAGCATGGTGGAAGAGATACGAGATCTTCTCCATCACCGCTGCGCGGGCAGGGCGGTATTCGATCCCGGCATCACTGATCCCCATCAGATCGTGCGATTGGCTCTTGTCGATCGTTCCCAGATCATAGGCTTCCTTGAGCGCCTGTTTTTCGTTCGAGTTCAAGCGAGAGGATTTCCCAGCATGGCCCTTGCCGCGCACGAAATCTCCCATCGCGCGGTTCAACTCGCGCGCCGCGACTGCAAACCCGGTCTTTTTACCATGGAACGCAGCCAGCACAGGGATGCCGACCACAGTCGTTTGCGTGAGGTTCACCGCGGCTGCCGATGGGGACGCCCCAAGGAAATAGATAAAGGCGCCAGTGGTCATGCGCTGGCCCAGCTTCGAGCCCTTCGGATTCATCACGAAATCATGGCGCAACCTGATCTCGCGCACGACGAGACCGCTGCGGTTCGGATCGTCAGACTGTGCCGCCTCATTCTCGGCGTTCTCAAGCGCTTCCTGCATGTCCACCGCATAGCGCAGGCGGGCAAGCTGGTGCGATCCATGGAACATATGGCTGGCATATGCCCGCATCGCGTCTCCGCTGTATCCCGCTGTTGCCTTGCGGTGGATCTTGCTCTTGCGCACCGAGAAGTCCGGCAGCGATTGAAGCCAGCGCTGCCAAATCGCATCGAGGATATCGTCACCAACGCCGGATCCAGATAGCATCTGTTCGACATCTGCCACGAAGCTCGGATCTACCATCTCGCGCGATGTCTTCGGGCTCATGACTCCGGTCTGAACCTCATAGCCCTCGGCGCGGAGCGCCTTCGCTTCGGCAGCCTGATCCTTTTCATTCTCGAATTTCGAGAACGATACGACCTGACCGTCCTTGTCGCGCGCGGTGACGAAAAAGTTTCCAAAGCGCGCGAGCGGGAAGTACGGGCCTTCTAGCTTATTGCTCTCAAACTTGGCGCGCAATTCGCGGATCCGCCCGGCTTTGCCCCACTCACCGCGCATCTGCGCGCTTTTAAGCATTGCATCAGCCTCGGCCAGCGCCTCGGCCTTCGCCCGCCCGGTCAGGCCGTCTCGGGCTATCTGATCGATCATTTTCGCATGCTCGCGCTCTGCACGCTTGACGCTGTATTCCATCGCCTTTTTGGCGTTGTATTCGACCGCCTCTTGGAAGTCGCTGTTGAGGTGTTCATAGTCGCGGCGCACCCGCGAAAACAGCGTCTGAAATTCCTTTGGCAGGGCGTCGAAACGCTTTTTGAGAAGCGCGTAACCACTGCGGCGCGTCTCGTCGCTGGCGATACGTTCAGAGGCTTCCTTGCCAGTCTTCGATTGAAGGCCATAGCGATTGACAAGCCACGGGTCACGCGGCTCCGATTTTGCAATGAAGGGTAGGGATGGGTCGATCCCTTCAATCGTCGCGTCGTGCATCAGATCCATCAGCGCGGTCATGTTTTCCTTGCCGAGCTTGGTCAGCTTCCGCCACTCTTGTGTGGTCTTGCTGTATTTCTCGTGCATCTCGTTGCGCAGGGTATCCATCTTCTCCTTGAGCGCGAGATAGGTCTGGGCCGCTGGAATGTTGCGGCCCATCTCCGCGATCAGGGCGCGACCGGGAATAAGCGATAGCGACGAGAACCCGCCTGCACCATCCATGGCATTCGTCATCGCATAGCGCACGAAGTGCTTGCGGGCGGCAAGCATGGATCTGCCTTTGAAGGGCGGCAGTGTCGACAGGCTGGGCGGAAGACGCCGCGCCTCTTTCGCGATTTCGGAATCCGAGTATGGTTGGGCATTCGCAAAACGACCGGGCGCGCTCTGAACGTCCGTCGGCGCGGCGCGCGGAGTGAAAGCACCGCCACGAATAGTATCAAAGATCGTCGCGGCATTGGGCGCACTATGAGCGCGCAGGACCGTTGCGATTGCCCGGAGGAACGCGCGGACCTTTCCAAGCGCCCGGCCGAGCACGGAGTTATCCGTTCGCGCCTTGTCGCCGTGTTCAGCATACATCTCAGCGATAACTTCTTCGAGCTGGTTGCTCTGGCTGAGATCCGGGTACGCCTGTGCCACCCGCTTGCGCAGATCGTCTCGCTGGCGTGCCGCCGCGATCAAGGTCTGCCACTCGGCGCGGGTGAAAAGACCATAGGGCCGATCCCACAGCTTCGCATCACGCAGCGCGTGTATGATCTCGTGATCCATCACTCGCGCCCGATCTGCCGCGTCCGCGTCGATCTCCACCCGCCCGGCATGGTAGCGGCCCCGGATCGGCGTGCCTGCGGCATCGAATAGGCCGCGCACGGCGGTTGCCGTCACCTTCCCAGAGATGCCAACCTCCGCAGCCAATCTGTTTAGATCGTGCGAGATCCGGCGCATTTCCACGCGCTCGCGGGGCAGCATCTTGACTTTTTCGTCCGCAATCTCCAAATTTATCGGAGCGGGGTCGCCTTCCAATGCCGAAGCGCGGGAGTTTTTGTCCTGGGCCGTGGCGGTTGAAAAGCCGCTGGCCCCGCGATCCATCGACAAATCGTAGTGATAGGTTCCGTCGCGTTTCTGGCGGACCGTGGCAATCACAGAATAAGTCTGTCCACCCATCTTAACATCGGCGGAGAACTTGTGAATTGCCAATATCTCCTGACGCGCGCGCTTGTCATTCTCCGACGAAACCAATCGACCCTTTTGCAAGATTTGTTCGATCGCAGGCACGAGGCGATAGAGCACATCCCCCTTGCGACCGCTGACCTTCTTCGCGCCAACGCCATCGAAACCAATCTGCCACCCCGTTTCAGCATTGGTGACGGTCTTGTCGGTCAGGTTTTCCCTATACCAAGCATACGCCTTCTTCCCGAGCTGGCGAATGTCGCTCCACTCTCCAAGCTCGTCGCCAGTCAGGCGTGCGACCGGCTCTTGATCCATGTCACGCTGATATTTGGCGTCGGGTTCACCCTCAGTTGGTTGATCGAAGACATCAAGCGGCTCCCAGCGTTCGGGCCCCCCGTCCTTGCCCTCATGCTTGATCGCCTTGACGATAACAGGCTCGTGGCTGTCCATGTCCTCGGCCTCGAAGTACCCGACTTGCCCGAACTGGTCGCTGCCCTCGATACGCTCGCGATTTGCGGCAGGGGCGCCCCATTCCGACGAATACTGCCTGCCGGCCAATTGGAACTGGAATTGTCCCGTGATCGGCTTCGCGCCATCGTCGTTGACCAAGCTGCGCCCCTTGTCATCCAACAGCGCAAAATGGTTCGGACCAGCGTTTGCCGTCTCTTGGGCAAATTTCACCTCTTCCACGCGCGCCAGTGCGCTGAGCTCGGCCACGCGCTGCTCGGCGCGCTCTACCTTCGAACGATCCACGCCTTTTGCGATGATCGCCTCCATCTGCTGACGGAGTTCTGCACTGCGCGAGAGCGCGCGCTCATTTGCGGAAACGAGATTTCCGGCCCGATATGAGATGTTCTCAGGGTCGAACGAGCTCAAGAGCTTGTCGGAATTTCGGAAATCCTTTGCTGCAACTGACATTCCATCATGCAGATCAAACCCAGCCACATCAGCATTTGCACCCAGCGCCACCGAATAGGCCACAAGATCACTTCCGTCGCCGCGCGCAAAAACATGGATCTCGGCGCCATTGCCATATGGGATCGAGATCTCCGCCTGACCATTGTGCGCAGCCCTTTGCAGCTTGGAGAGCGTGTCATAGACGCTCGCCTCATAAGGATTGCTGGGGCGTTCCTGCCAGCGCTTCGGCGCTTCGGGCTTCGGTGGTAGCTTTTCCCATTCCTTGCGCGGCTTGTCCTTGTTGCGCGCCCGGATAGCCTCGGCCTCCGCGTCGTTCTTCTCGCGTGCCGCAAAATAGGCCGCGATCTTTCCTTTCCAATCAGCGAGATATGTGTCGGATCCTTTCGGCCCCGCCATCTTCGTCACTGGCCCATACGTTGCGATAGCCTCGCGCCGCACCTTCTGGTTTCGGTCGAAGGCATCAAGGAAGTTTCGAGCCTCTGCCTCACTGCGCAGATCATTGGCGATCTCGGCGCGCGCTGTGTCGCGCTCCTTCTCGGCAGTCATCTTGTCGAGGAAGATCCGCTTGCCGGTCGATTGTGCCATGAACTGTGCATATTGGTCCGCATCGCCCGAGTCCTCTTCGAGCTTGTCGGTCGCGGCGTTTAGGAATGTCTCAATCCCCTTCGCTTTGCGCTCTAGGATCTGCCACTGCACCACATCGGCGGTCTTTTCGGTCGAGTATGCAGTGATCTCGACTTCAAAGCCGTCAGGGTCAGCCTCGTAGAACATGTTGCCTTGTCGAATGATCCGCCCTTCGCGTTGCTCCATGTCTGAGGGACGCCACGGTGCATCGATATGATGCAGCGCGACGAGGCGCTTTTGAGCGTTCGTTCCCGCACCCATCTTTTGGGTCGAGCCGATCAGAACGCGCACCTGACCTTCGTTCACCTTCTCGAAGAGATCCTTCTTCTTCGGCGTGGTGTTGTAGTCATGAATGAAGGCGATTTCTTTTTCGGGGATCCCACGGTCGATAAGGATCGACCGCAAGTCATCGTAGAAGGAAAAGCCCGTGTCAGCGGTGAACATGGCGGCGGGCGCGTCTTGCCCGGCGCCGTTTATCCATTGCTCAATCTGGTCGCGCTTCTTGTCGCTTGTCGCAGGGCTTGAAGTTGTGGCGTCGAGCTGGTCCACGAGATCCGCCCACTGAGAGGCGAATGACTTATCAGCACTCTGGGCAAGCGTTTCCTTGAGCTTCGCACCCTTGATGTCAAGCAGGCCGGAAGCTTCACGGATGATCCGTTTCGCCTCTTTTTCAGCGCTTTTGCTGGGTGTGGACATGTCGCAGAACACAAGCTGAGTGCCGCGCCGTTCGGTGTTGGCCTTGTAGTTGCGCATGATCTGGTCGGCTGCGCGTGTGACTTTCGCGCCTTCTTCACGCCCCAGCGTTGGATCGATCGTGCGAATGTCAACGCTGGCCTTTCGCGCGTCCGAAAGCACCCACAACGGGTTATCCACCTTCGGATATTCCTTGTCGCTCTTGTTGCGCTGGATTCCGGCCATCCGCATGACGAGATAGCGCACGAACTCGGTCATCTTCTGGGTCGGGGGCGCAAGATCGATCCGGCGGCCACCGCCTTTAACCTTTGGCGTCGGGAAGCGCGTGGAAACGTGCTTGGACGGGTCTTTCTCCGCGGCGTTTTTCGCCTCCATCTGCTCGCGGTACATGCGCTCAACCTCCGGGCGCATGACGATATCGGCAAACGAGCGGTAGAGCTGGGCGAGAGGTCCGAGATTGATCATCCCCGCCATCACGTTGCGCTCTTTTAGCTGCATCGAGGCGGTATACTCGAACCGGGTCTGATCTTGGATGAATGACGCCTTCCATGCATCGAAGTGCGCAATTCCCATCGCCTTCATCGACTTCGGGATCAGGTACTTCATCACGGAATAGATCTCGACAAGGCTGTTTGAGATCGGCGTGCCTGTCAGGAAGGCCACGCCGCCGTTCTTCATCGTCTGGAGCGAACGCACTTTCATGAGAAGATCGAATGCGCGTTCAGATCCTGCCGGTGGGTTCATCCCGACGAGCTGGCTGGCCGTGGTGGAATATTCGAGGTTCTTGAACTCCTGCGCTTCATCGAGCGCCAAATAGTCGACGCCGAGCTCATGCCACGGGATGATGTTGGAATCTGCGCGCGCTGCGGCCTTTTCGTCTAGGCGCTTGAGCTTGTCTTGCAGCGTGCTGATCCTCTGGCCCATTTGCCCGACCGTGCGGCGGCTGTCGCCATTTTCCTTTGCGGCCTGCATTGCCGCCTCTAGTTCCTCTAGCTGCTCGGCAATGTAATCCTTGGTCACGGTGTCGTCGTTTTCGATCTTCACGAGCTGCGAGTGCCCAATGATCACCGCATCGAAGTCACCCGTGGCGATACGGTTGATCAACTTGGCGCGGTTGGCAGGTTCAAAGTCCTTCTCGGTCGGCACAAGGATATTGGCGGCGGGATACATCTCCAGCCATTCCTTGCCCCACTGTCCGGTCAGGTGGTTAGGCACTCCGACCACGGCCTTGTTGGTCAGGCCCATGCGCTTGCGCTCCATGATGCCTGTGATCGCGGTGAAGGTTTTACCCGCGCCCACGACATGATGCAGAAGCGTGACCGGATCTTGGATCATGCGCCAAGCCCCGTTCTTTTGGCTATTGCGCAGGGAGATCTCAGGTGATGCGCCCACGGTGCGCAGATAGCGCACACCATCGTATTTCCGCTCCGTGACGACGTTCACCTTCTCATTGAAGGCATCGAGAATAGTTTGGGCACGCTCTGGGTTTGCCATCGCCCACTTCGGAAATTCATCTCCGATCCGTTCATATGCGGTCACAGCCTCGCGTGTCGCATCCGCATTCTTGACGCGCTTCTCGCCTTTCTCATCGCGCACGGTATCGTAGATCACGGGCGCCTTGCCCTTGATCGCCGCTTCAAAGATCTTGCCGGGCTCCATGCGGTCGGTCGAGAACTGGCGCCCGAAATCGTTGGCCGCATAGCCGCTATAGTTCACGGTCGCGATCCCGGCATTCTGGTAGATGCCAACTTTCGGGCTTGAGTAGCCAAGCGCCGAAAGGAATTGCTGATAGACGGAAGGCGGCATCCACATCGAGCGGATCGAGGGTGTCACCTGATCGGCAGTCTTTGGCGGCGGCATCGCCGCTTTCAGGTGCGGAATCTGTTGGCGAAGGCCCGCGTCTTCCGCTTGCTGGATCTTCTCTGCGAGGTTGCCGGAAAGATAGACCTCGGCCAGCTCATAGCGATCTGTCGCAGGATTTCTGAAAATCAGCGGGTTTGCACCGCTTGTCAGCTCGGAAACGACCGATTCCACATCGGAGTTGGCGAGCGATGCGATGAACCCCGGATCGATATATCCGCGCTCCTGCATGGAGATGTGCAGGCCATCAGCTGCGCTGGCCACGTTGGTCGGGAGCTTATGCGGATAGATCACGCGCTTTGACAGGATCGGTGCCGGGCGGGCCGATTCCTCTCGTCCATCACGCGCGGGCTTGTAGTTGAGCTCAAGCGCCATCTCGGCGCCTACATCGCCGCGCAGAATAGCCTCGTTCTTCGAGCTGTTGAGGAATCCGTACTTCGTCTTGAAGCGCCTGTATCCCTTATTCAAATCAGCCCGAAGCGTCTCCATATCCGGGTGATCGTTGCGCTCGGCGCGGATCAGTGCCTTCACCTTCTGGCGCAGATTGAGGATGGCCGAGAGCCGGTCAAAACCATCACGGCCAAGACGCTTAGCCTCGACACGCGTTCGGAAGGTATCGAGCGCCGCCGCCGCGCCCGGGCTTAGATCATCGCTCGAAAGCAGGTTCGGCAGTTCATCGGCCAGCGCCTGCATGAACTTCGTTTTCTGGGGAAGAGGATCGCCAGCAAGATCCACGACGCCCGCGCTTTGCGCATGGTTCAGCGCCTCTTGGCGAGCATTTGCAATATCGGCGCCGCTCTTTGCCATCTCGCGCAGGGCGTCGATTGCTCCGATCAGATCGGCGGATGCCTCCGCTTGGTCACGCCAGAAGGTATCAGGGGTGATCTCCTCAACAAAGCGCCCGCCCATCGGGTCGCTTTCGCCGCGCATGACCTTTCCGCTGTCGTCGAGCGCCATTTCGCCATAGGCGAGGCTGGAAGACGTGGCCGGGGCAGTGGCTGCGTCCTCAAGCGCCTGCTCGCGCGTGGGCAGGGTCGCCTTGATGCTATCGATGGCGTCGGTCAGCGAGGCTTCCAGATCGCGGCCATCGGGATGCACCGTGAACTCTCTGCGCTCCTCGCCGGGTTTGACGCGATTGGCATACATCTCGCCGTCCATCGCCGCGCGGCCAAGTATCATCTCAGGGTTTTTAGCGAAGTACCCGTTGAGCTTCGTTCCGTTGGGACCATCCTGATCGACCTTGAGCCACGAGGTATCGCCCGCGCTGTCACCCTCCGCGCGCCGCTGGAAGAAAACGATATCTGTGACGACGCTGGTGTTTGCGTTGTCGAGAAACGCCGTGTTGGGCAGCCGAACTGCCCCAAGGAAGCGGAATTTCGGCGCGAGCTTGCTGCGCGCCTCTGCATTTGCGTTGTCGAGAAAGCGGTGAGTGACCACCATCCCCATCACGCCGCCTTCACGCAGAAGCTGCCCGGTCTTTGCGATGATATAGTTGTGGACCTTCATCGAACCGAGATCAGGGTGCATATCGCTCTTGATCTGGGTGGATCCAAAAGGCGGATTGCCAATTGCCACATCGAAGGCGCCTGCGCGCAACGGCGCATCTTGGAACCCTGTGTCACCGTAGATCGTAGCCTGCGGATAGAGCTGCTTGGCGATGGCTGACGTGATCGGGTCGAGCTCGGCGGCATACCATTCGGTGCCCCGCGCCATATCGGCGGGTTGAAGGCCAAGGAAGTTGCCGCTGCCGATTGTGGGTTCGAGCGCGCGCCCCTTTTCAAAACCGAAATTACGCATCGCGCGCCACATCGCCTTAATGACGGGGCGGGAGGTATAGTGCGCGTCATTGGTAGAGCGCATGGCAGCGTAATATTCGTCAGAGGTCAAAAGCGAACGGAGCTCAGCCTGCGCGCGTCCCCATTGGTTCGTTTTGCCCTTGTGCTTGCCGTCGAAGACGGTTTTCAGACCGCCCCATCCAACCCAGCGAGCGAGAACTGCCTGTTCGTCTGGTGTGGCTTGGCGCTTCTCGCTGTCGAGCTGGCGCAGTAGGCGCAGCGCAGCAAGGTTTGCCTCAAGCTTTTTCCCCTCGGTGCCTTCGCCCAAGGGAAAATCATCCGTGATTACGAAGTTTTCGGTTGCAGGCTGCTCGGGCTCTCGGGCCACGGTTCCAGATAGGTCGGACGAACCGTCTCCCACGCCTCGCGGCGCGTCATCCCCGGGAGCTCTTGGCGCGCGGTTTTCATTGCCTTCTCCGCGTCCATCGTCACGCGATCCACCATCAGGCTGTCGTTTTGCGTCCAGTCGCGATCCGGCGCCCCGGCCTGCCAGTGCTCCTTGATCTCTTGCTTGATCGCCGCGTTGTTCATCCGTCTGGCCCTTTTCGTTCGGATCGAGCTTACCATCCTCTGATACATCGGGTCGACCTGCATTTTCGTCAATATCCCGGCGGGCCTTCGTATTCTCGCCCTCTGTCGGCTTCTGAGGGGCAGATTTCGCCGTGGGTGCTGTTGTTTCACCCTGCGCTGCAATCTCCTTGACCTGCTTTGCAACAGCGTCTGGCCCATCCATACCAGCGATATCGACGCCATGATCCTCCATCATGTCGCGGGCGCCATTATACCATGCGCGCAGATAGGGGCGCAGCTTGGCCGGCGTAGTGCTCAAATCGCGCGCGATCGCATTAGCAAGATCCAAGAACTTGCGCGCGCCAGCCTCCATGTGGAACGCGGCCAATTCGGTCCCAAGCGCCAAGATTTCAGGGTCAACGCCTGAGTTCAGCTGATTGCGGAGTTTCCCGGCCAGCTTCGCACGGATCTCGGCGGCGCGGTCAACGCTCACAAGGGTATTGCTCGCGCCCCAATTTGATTTGTTCTCCGCCTGCGGCTCGGGATCTGCCTCCGGCGCGGGGGCAGGGGCGGCGCGCTCCAGCGGCCCGGCCTTGAGCTCGCGGGCGTCCGGTTCAGTGCGGTGGGTGCGAATCCGATCATCTGCTGGGTTCTTCTTCCATCCCGCGCCATCCTTCACGACGCTTTCGACCTTCACGGACCAATCGCCATCTTTGCCTTCATCGAAGGAGATCACGCGATCCGCGCTGCCGCCGTAGGCGTGGACGATATTGCCCGGTGAGAAGTAGTCGCGCAGGCGCTCCATGCGCGCGGCGCGGGCGGCTTTTGCGTTCTGGCGCTTCGGTTTGGTCTTCGGTTTCGGCGGGGCCTCTGGGCCAAAGACGGATTGCGTTAGGCGGTGCCATGCCTCGGGATCGCTCCGAATAGCGCCGTGCAGTTCACCACTCAGCTTCGAGGAAAGCGATTCATCGAGTTCCGCGCCTCGTAGCGCTGCCTTGCGGTCTGCCTTACTCGCATTCGTCCACCACCAATCGAGGCGGCGCGGCCCATGCGGTTGAGGGTTCAGCGGATTTTGCTCTGCAACCTGATCTGGCTCATTCGCGCCCTGATCTGCGGTTTCGTCAACCGATTGGCCCATATCGGCCGCGGGCTTGGCCTTCTTGAAGGGGAAGGACAGTTCGCCGCTCGCCGGGCGCTTGAACGCCTCCTGATCGCTGCCCGGGTTCAGCCAGTCCTTGAGACCGGCCACGTTGGTCTCAAGGAATCCGCCAAGTCGGTGATCGGCCTTCCCATCCGAGAAGCCGCCCCGATAGACCTTGAGCGCGGCCTCACGGTTCGGCGTGCCAATGATGACCTTGTGCTCATCGAATTTGCCGGTCTTCTCGTCGGCCTGATCAACGATCATGACATAATCGCTGTCGGGCTTGTCGCCCATGTAGAAATCGATGTGGTCGCCGTCCGCGCCCTCGGTGCCTTTGAAGTAGCCATAATGGGCGGGCATCTTGACCGACCATGCCTTGCCATCCGGCCCGGTGCCTTTGCGCTCGGATCCCTTGGCGTTCTCGAAGGTCAGGCTTTCGCCGTTCCAAGCCGTATGGCCCATCTTGTAGTTGCCAGCCTCCTTTTGCCCGTCCGTGGGATCAGGGTGCGCTTCGGCGGCAGCCTCATCGATCTTCTTCGCCTGCTCGGGGGCCGGTTGCGGCGCGGCAGTATCGCTCTCGGGCGCGGCGGTATCACCCATCAGATCCGGGTGCGCCTTCGCAAGGTCATCCTTACGAACGAACCAGCCACCGTCCTTCTTGAACGAGTACTTGTCGATTTCATTGGCGTGCGCTTTCGGCACGCCGCGCAGAATGTAGCCGGTGAGCTCTTTGCCTCGCTTCGTCGTGTGCGCGACCTCGCCAGCTGACACGGCATCGGCAAGAACCGTATCCTTGACCTCGGGCACGGGCGTCGTGGCCACGTCCTGTTTTATAGGCTGATCTTTCTTGATCGGCTCTTGATCGGGCTCCTTTTCTGCCTTCTGTTCGGTTGCGGGCTGGGGTGCATCTTCCTGCCTCGCGGGATCTCCAAATGGCACGTCATTGCTCGTATCCCGCTGCTCATCCAGTGATTTGCTGGTCAGCGAGCGCATCGTTTCCATAATCGTATCATGGACAGCATCGAGCGGGTCAGCGCCGTTTTGAACGCGCGTGATTGCGTCGGCGCGTTCTTGATCGCTGAACGGCGTGGTAAGGTGGCTTGTGAGTTGGTCGATCTCGCTGCCGATAGCGTCGTCTTGCGGGGATACGGTTTTAGTCTTGGCCTTTGCCGCGTCGTGGGTCGCTTTCTGCTCGGCCACATTCTGCGGGATAATCGTGACCGCGCCATCCTCGATTTCAGAGCGCGGGATATGCAGCGGCCCGCCCTCATATTTGAGATTTATGCCGTTCGAATCCTCGCCCACGAACTGCGCCGAGAAGTCAGCGGCGCCGGGCGCGCTGATGGTGACAAACTGACCCTCAGCTGCGCCCGCAGACTGCACATCAGGGGCCAACGCCGCCGCGCGCCCGAGCGGTCCAGATGGGATCTGTTCACCGGGCGCGGCTTGTGTGGCGTCTTTCATCTTCGCAGGCTGATCGAGAAATTCTTGATCAGCTGCGAGCGACGGATCATCCGAATAGTCTATCGGCTGAAATTCATCATCTACCGGCTTGAGGAGATCATTGCCGATTGGGACTGTCTCGCCGTCAGGGCGCTCAACATAGGTCATCGACGGGTCGGGCTGATCGGGCGCGACGGTCAAGATCTCGCCATCGTTGGGAGCGCCGGGGTCGCTGACCTGCACCCGCTTCTTCTCGGCCTTTTCCTTGCGCGCCAGCGCGCGCTCCTCGGGGCTGCGGCGCAGACCACCCGCGCCAGAAATGATGCCGCCAGTGATCGCGCCGATCAGCGCGTTTTCAGGCACGTCCTCGAACACGTTGCGCTCGGGATCGTAGATGCCCTTGGCAATCAGGTTCTGCATCAGCTGCTGGCCGCCTTCTTGGACGGCTTCCTCGCCCATGTTGACGCCGACATGCGCAAAATAGTCAAAAACGCGCTTCGAGAGCTTGCGGCGCAGGATCGGGTTCTTGATCATCTTGAGCGCGGTCGCGATAGGCAGCGCCTCGGACGTGCCCACGAGGGCATTGAAGCCATAGACCTGCATGGCCTGCTCTTCGGTTGCGCCTTTGGCCTTCGCCTCCTTGTAAGCGCCCACGCCGTTCGCAGCGGATCCGAGTGCTGCAATCGACGCGGTGCCAGCCACGGGCCCGCCAATGGCTTCTGCCGCGAGGCCAGCGAGCGCAAAGCCCGCAGTCGAACCAAATCCCTGCGCAATCGCTGCCGACCATCCGTCAGATGGCGGTGCCTCACCGATGACACTCTTCGCGCCGTCGCGGATCCGGTCGCCCGCCTTGAACATGTCGCTTTCTGTGGCAGAGCGGATATCTGATCTAGTTTTGTCGGCCTCTCCTTGAAAATCCTTCGAGAGCTGATCCTGCTTGTCACGCAACGCCTGCTTGTCGGCCTCGCTCATGTTCGGATCAGCAAGAGCATCAGCAAAGATCGACTGCGCGTCAGTGGCCCACCGATCGTTCAGCTGTGCGTCGGTATCCTGCGTCTTCGCCCGGTTGATCGCTGCGGCCTCGGGAACGGTTGCGACCATATCAACAGCGGCATTGGCGACGTTCTGGCCGAAATGCTTGACGCCAGTACCGAATCCACCTTCTTCTGGTTCTGTAGTGTCCGGGGCCGTCTCGGCGGGATTGCTCGGAGCGAGCTTACGGGCTTCATCGAGAAGATCCTGCACCGGGGCATCATCGCCCAAAATCTTGTGCAGCGCGGTCTTCACATCAGCGCCGCCCTTCATCTCATTGCCGATCCGGCTTGCAGCTTCACGCGCAAACTTCGAGCGCTCAGCATCGCTGGTGATGCCTGATGCCTTGGTCAGCGCCTCGATGACGTTGTAGGGAACCTGCGTTTCGCGGGCGATATCATGGAAATCGACCGGCCCTGTATCAGGCGCTTGCGGCGGGGTTCCGGGGATCTTTACGCCGTCCATGACGCTGCGCGGCTGGGCAGCTTCGGCTTGGCGGTTGATTTCATTGTCGAGCGGAGAAGATGCGAAGATATTGCGTGCCACGGCTGCCTCAGTGCTAGAGGTTGAGATGCGGCCGCACATCCTGCGCGGTTATGTATCTCGCACTATAGCAGAGGGCAGTAGCTTCGGGAAGCGGACATCACCGATATGGGGGCGGCTCTGTTCGTACCTCTCCATTCGGGCCGAAACTCTGCTGCGTCAGCTGCAGGGTTTTTGAAACGTTGGCAACAGATTGCGCGATGATCTGATCATCAGTCAGCGGCTCGGCACGGATCACATTGGCCTCTCGGATCGCTTTAGCCTCCGCCATCACTTTCCCGACGATATCCTTCTGGGTCATGCCATTCCCGCTGAGTTGAGATTTCAGCACCTCAAGCTGGACCTTCCGGTTAAAGTCTTGATCCCCCGCCTGTTGTTTGGCACGAGCGGCGGTGGCTGCAGTGGTCTGCGCATAAAGCGTTTCGAACATCTGTTCTGGCGAGAGCGCATAGATCCCCTGTTGCACGATATCGCCCTGCGACATGTCCTGCGAGAAGACGCGGCCCGTATTCTGATCCTTGAAAGTGACCTTGGCGCCGGTGATGTTGCCATTATCGTCTTTGATCAGCCCGGATTTGTCGCGCAGGATCGTGTAACCATCATCAATCTGGTCATATGCCCCAAGCAGGCCATCGATAAAGCCCTGATCATCTCCGACTGCGGCAGCCTGCACGGCCCCGGCCCAATATTTAAGGTGCTTCTTGGTCTGGCCTGCATCCATCCACTTGCGCCACGCATCAGCCTTTTGCGTGTCGCCCTGCGAGAGGTAATACTGCTCGATCTTGGGCGCGGCATTTTCGCGGTAATAGGTCATGAAGCTCTGGGTGCCGCGCTCGCGCTGCGCAGCGCTGATTGGCCCGCCAGTCACGCTACGCGGGGCAGGGGCGGTTTCCTTTGCAATCTCGACAGACGGCGCGCCTCCATCGTCAGGAGGCGGCGTGCTTGCAGCTGGTGCGATTGGCTGCATCCCAGCTGCTGGTTGCTCTGTCTGCGGATTGGGGCCCGGCATAGTTGCCGTGGCCTCAGCGACTGAACGCGGCTGCGGCGCAGGCGTCGGGTAATCTTGGCGTTGCTGCTGACCCGAGGCGACAGTTTGCATCTCGCTATCAGGCGCGGTAGTGACCTGCCGATCTACCGGGCCTTGCCCGTCGCTGATCACTGATCTGGCGGCTGGATTCCCCTGCGGGTCCATCTGGTTCTGAAAGCCGTCCTGCGCCTCCTTAAACGCCTCCTGCTTGAATGCGCGTTCAGCGTCTGCGCGCTGCCATTCCTCTTCTTGGCGGCCAGCCGCAGCGTTTTGATGTTCCCATGCCTTTTGCCGCTGAGAAAACTCCTGATCCTGCTGATCCCAGACCGACCGGGTGCGCCCTCGGCTTTCGTCCTGCCACTGCGAGTCCTTGTCTTGCTGTGCGCGGCGGCGTTTGGTGTCTTTCACACCCTCACCGAATTGGTAGCCCTGAAAGGCGCCCTGAATAAATGAACCCAAACCCGACATGATATTCTCTCCTTAGCGCCCGCCGCCGTAGCGCGCGACCATGTAATCCCCCGTGCCCATGCCGTCCACGATTGAACGACCTGATGTCTCATGGGTTGGCTGCTGTCCAAGCGCATCATAGATCTTTTGCGCATATGCCATGCGGTTTTCAGTATGCGGCACGCCAGGTCGCCAGAACTTGTTGCTGGCGATACGTGCAGCCTCCTGCGGGTCATTTGCAGACATGATGGCCTGCCATGCGCTTTTCTCGCTCGTCTGCCCCTCATGAAGCAGGAAATCTACTTGGGTATTCAGATCATCTGGGTTCGAGCCGCGGCTTTGCGCGAAGTCGAGATATGCCCGCTTGCGCGGCCCGTTCCACTGTCCCGCTCCATAAGCGTTGCCATTGTCGCCGACAGCGCCGGTATTCAAACCGGCCCCGCTCTCCTGCATCATGTTGCCGACGAGTGCAGACGCCATCACCGGGGAAACTCCGTTGCTGGTGAGCCGTTGATAGGCGCTGCGGGCATTCTCCGATATCCCGCCTGAGAGGTTTAGTGAACGACCGGCCCCGCTCTGGGAGGAGGATAGATTGGGACCGGTCGCCCCTCCGAGAACGCTCCGCTGCGCCGCGCCCCCGGAATTTCTGTTCGCCAGTTCTTTCTCGCGCAAGGCAAGATCTGCCTTGCGGTCTGTGATCGAGCGGCCCGCGAAAAAGCCGTTCCCCATGCCGGAGAGGAAAGAGCCAACCGCAGCCATTATGCCATCGCCTTCTTGGTGCTGCGCACCGAGCGCGTGGGAAGTCGTTTTTCGACGCGATCCATCTTATCGGAGAGCTCTTTCACTGCCCCCATGGTCACGCCGACCGCATCCATGATGTTGATCCGCTTGCCGTCGCCCAGGCCGGTCTCACGCTGGAAGTCCTCGGCATAGGGTCCGATATGCTCGCCACCATCGGCCATCCCGTCTTTATATTTCCATTTTTCGACCGGCATCTTTTTGACGACATCGAGAACGCCGCGCACTGGACGCTTGTTTTCTTTGGCGTCCTTGGATGACAATGAAAAGGCCATGCCAGCCAGAGAACCAAGCCCGCCAAAAAGTGACGACTGATTGGCTTGGTTTGCTTGATAGCTACTCATCTGCTGCTGGTATTGGGTGTTCAGAAGGTTTCCCTGCTGCCCATATCCCTGCATCGCACCTGAGAAGCCAGACGCAGTAGACCCATTCGAAAGCCCCATGGATGTCGCAGGGTTCACGGCGAGTCCTTTCCCGAGATTGATGGCGTTTGCCATTTCGGAATCGTTCTTTGCCTCGGCCTGTGTACGGGATGCCACGCGCTGCGCATTTCCCGCGCCTGCGGTGGCGAGCTCGGTCGCCAATGCCGTTTTGCGTGTCCCATCTATCGAGCGCCCAGAGCCGGGCATGACGCCCTGCGCCTGCAACTGGCGTTCCTGCTGCCCGGCTGCCAGAGCGGCACGGTTTGCGACCGTTGCCTCGGAACGGGTAACATCGCCCGCGACCTTGCCATAATCCGGCCCGGCTTGAGCGTTTGCGATGTAGTCATTTTCCAACGGCACAAAAGTGCTGGTATACCGCGCCCGATCATCAGCCGCCCATTTGTTCGTGATCTTGGCCTGATCTTCGGCCCATCCGAGATAGTCACGACCAAGCTCCGCGCTTGCCAGTGCGGCCTGACCAATAGCAGGATCAGGGCTGGGAGCGCTTCCACTATTACCCATGAGTTTCACCTTTCAGATTGAGCCAGCGGCAGTCGCGCTTGCGCATAGAAAACATGATGCCATCCTGCCCGTTGTCCATGCCGCCCGGAACGGTTCCAATCTCGTTGAAACCGAGGTGGCGAAGTATCTTGACCCCCTTGGCGTTGTCTGCGCCGATGATGCACTGCATGCGCGCCACGCGCAGGAGCCAGAAGATATATCCAGCAAGCCCGCTGATTATGTTGCGTGAGGCCCACGCCGCCGATTCATCTGTTGCGACATGGACATCGCAGTAGCTCTCATAGACGCGAACAATCACGACCACCGCGCGTAACCGGTCGGCTTTGATGTCGAAAACGCCCAAAGCGCGGGCCTGCATAGGCCACCGACCGGTTGAAAGCTGGAGACGCTGCGCAGCCCATGCCAGAAGCGTCGGCTGATCGGTATCGGTCAAGCATAGCCGCATCCCGGCGCCGACTTGGGCGCGATAGGCATCTTGCTCGGGCAGGATCTCAGAGATTACAGACATGTGGCCACGCGGGAAAAGTTCGGAACGCTGGCCGCACGTCATGCGCGGAGATGGTGAATTCTAGCAGATAAAACCCATCGCGTCACCCGCGATGGCAAAGGCTTGATACGTCCCCTATGGGGCCACTCACGTTCGCGGTGCTTCCGTCAATGTTGTGCAGCAAAAAGTATCGTGATTTGCCACCGAGATCACCAAACACACGCTCAGAAATCACAACGTCACCCTGAGCCTTGTCAAAGTAGATCATGGTTGTGACCTTTAGATGTCTTTCCAGAAAATACCTAACCACATCGAGCATATCGTAGCGGGCAGAAGGGGTGTAACTTTTCTTGACGACGATAACCTTTCCGCTTTCTGGGTGATATGCAATCTCACCGACAAAATCAGACCGGCACCAAGCGGCAGACGCAACAGCAACTCGTGCATCATTGGTATACGCATCAACGGCGCGGGAGTTAACCTCTCCAGTGTATTCCCAATTGCCCCAAAAATTTTTCTTGTATTCACTCGCTGTAGACGGAGCCGCCAGAAAAATAACGATGATCGCGCAAAAAAGCTGTTTCATTGTTTTTCCTTCATCCTATGAAACCTCAGCAACTATAGCGCAAGAAAACGCATTTGACGTAATAATATTTGTTATCTGAGCAGGGAAATCGAAAGCAACTGTGGAAACTCTCCATTGGGTGCTTGTTGTTCTGACAATTTTTGGGGCAACGTGGATATAGTGCGATCCAGCATCGATATTTCTTCCATACAAAGCTGGCGATATAAAAGCACAATCAGCGTTTGCGCTTGTAGTGTTGATTGTCGCGATTACACCATTATTTTGAGCGTTTGCACTCGTTATTGCCGCGTTTGCAAATCCCTTGATATCCAAAGTGTCACCATTACTGACAAACGTAACTCTTCCTGTTTCGTCATACAAAGCCATTCCAAAGCCATCAGGGCTTGGAACATAAGTAGGTACGACATGGACAAGATCAGTTGGAGATCCGCGTGTGAGGAGGATGTAATCCTGCCCTAACACATTCGGGAAAAGACCCTCGGAAATGCCAATCCTAGGTAAAAGAAGATCACCACGACTTGGGTTAAAGCTGCTGACAGAATGCGTATGTCGGTAGAGTGTAATGCTTCCATCTGAGCCAGTGTATGTGTCCACCCCAGCGACAACTGATTGAGATACACCAAATACCGACATCACCGGATAAGAGGTGTCAGCTACTATACCGCCAGCCGAATTATATATTTTTGCTCCGTAACCCATCAATACCTCAGAAACAGGAAATGCCATGTTATACTTGAAGACCTGGAATCCGCATTTTCATTTGAATACGAAACTGTTGTTCCTGCTGCCGTAAGCCTAATAAATATGCTCGATGTTATTATTGTGTGTTTCGTCTCATCGAAAGCTTCTGGGATCGTTATGGTCCCACTCCCCCCGTAGGGAGTGATCAGCGTTGCCACTTTGACTATCTGGCTCGTCACCAAATCACTAACTACACCGGATGATGAGATGAATTGCATTCCAAACGACATCAGCTAAGGTCTCCGATTACAACTCGCAGCGTGTTCGCTGAATCATAGACGCTGATCTTATTGTCCCTAATTTCCATTCGCGCCCCTGTCGTCGCGGTCCTAAGAACGCCGATCGTCGCCGTAATCGCGCTGAGTGTCCCAACGTTCATTTTGTCTGCCGTCACCGATTTTGCCGCGAGGTGCTGGGCATAGACGGAGCCATCGAGAAGGATGTTCACCGCCGCGATCCTTGCGACTGAAACCGATCCGCTTGGGTTCGATTGGGCAACAAGCTCCAGAAGCGCTCCGCTTGATCCTGCCTTTGCTCGGAAGGAGACCAGCGCCTGCGCATTTCCTTCAAGATCCGCGATAGCGCTGGCATTGCTGCTCACGGATGAGGTTGTGCTGTTCAGTGTTGCGGTGAGCGATGTGATATCGTCGGCAAGCGCAAGATCGGCCTGCGAGCGCGCGTTGGTCTCCTGCGTTACTCTGGCGTCAACAAGCCCCCCGCCTTGTTCCTCTGCCGTGGCCGGGCGCAGACTGACCTCGTGCAAGGTGATATTCTTGGCCGATGGCGCCAAGCTGGGGCTTACAGATCCATCGGAGCCATTCACCAAAACTGTCAGCACATTTTTGGTGATGGTGCCGCTGATTCCGCTCGGTCGCTGAACAATGGCAGATATGCGCATCTGTTGGCCAATCGTCAGCGGCCCGCTAAGACCATCTGCAAAGTTTAGACCGGCCTTGTGAGAAGCGCCAGATACCTGCCAATCGATCGTGGCCAGAGCGCCGTTGAGAGAGCCAGAATTGAGTGTAAAGAGGATTTCCAGCGCATATGCATCGGCATTGAGCGCCCCGACCCATTGATCTGCGCTGGTATCCGTCCTGATTCCATCTATTTCGCCAGAAGCAAGATCGAACGTCCAATCAGTTCCGACGATGAATGTTTCGCCCGGCTCCTTTGTGAGATCTCCCTGCGCGCCCACCCGCACCCAATTGTTCGCATCCTCGCTGTTGAGAAAAGCGTCTTTGAGGCAGCCCACGCTTTGCGACATCGTTGTCACAAACTCTCGCTTCGCACTCACAATTGACTCTGCCGTATTTGCGGCAGTTAGGTAGTCCTGCGTCAGAGTTGCGCGTACGCCCGCGACCTCAGATTTTAGCTCTGTCCGAAGTAGTGAAAACTGCGATTTCAGCGTATCTTGCCGAAATGAGCTGGTGAAAGTCTGGCTGAGATTGTCGAGATTTGCTTGATCTATCTCGTCTTCTGCCCGCTCCGTGAGTTGGCGTACTCTATCGGATGTGGCGGCGGAAGACTGCTCAAGATCGTCCGAGACGACCTGCGCTGCCTGCCGGGCTTGATCGGCCGCTTCTTTTGCTTCGTTGATCAGACCTTGCGCTTCTGAAATGGTTTTCGACAATCCGCTGTTTAGCGCAGCGTCAGTGGCCGCTACCTTCACAGTTCCATTCGCCATGCCTGACAAGATGCCGTTGAGCTCCTTTAGGCGCACGGCGCGGGCCTGCGCGTTGCCGCGCTCCCCGGACAGGATTTGCACCAGCTCCTTGAGGCGCTGATCAATGATGACTGACGACATGGCCTTAGCCCCCCATCAGCTCATTGAAGTCGCCGGCCATTTGGATCATCGAGACCGACATATTGGTTTCGATCTCGATCTCATAGTTCTGGCTGAGATTGTTAGGCAGCCGGGCTGCCTCATTCACAGCGCTGCCGATCGCGAATAATGCGCCGTCTGCATAGATGCGATAGGTCAGTTCAGGGGTTGTGCCGCCACCATCCGCATCGATCATGATCACACCAAAGCTGGTGATAGAAGGATAGTAGAGCTTGCCCGTGCGCCACACCTGAGTAAGGGGGGAGCCCGCATCCCATCGCTTCACCTGAGCGCCGGTATCATTGCCCGCGAGGTAGTGGACGTATCCGGTCGTCAGATCACGCCAGAAGCCCGCACAGGAAGCGTCTGCGGCTGCATAGAACGGACGGTCCCCGGTGATGTCGATGAAGCCGAGCGAGCGCTCACCGCCGACCGGTGCCGCCCACGAGAACATGTATCGGCCATTATAGTTCGTCGCGGTGATCGATGTGGGGTTCAGTTCGCGCCAATCGGAGATTGAGAAGATCTGTCGGCTGATCACCTGGGCGGAGCCATCGGGCCCGATCTGCACGAAACCTTCGATCGAGGGGAACACAGCCTGATAGCCGAGATCCACGATGCCGCGCTTCGATAGGCAGGGCAACTCGCTCTCAAGCTGGGTCTGGGTCATGTTCTCGGGATGTGTCCCTTGCATGATGTATGGCGTGCCGGTGGTCAGCACGATCAGGCTTGACCCAAGCGCTACGAGTCCGACGACATCATGGGAGACGAGAAGCCGGTACTTCTCGGGCCATGCGTGCGGGATATAGGGCTCGCAGAACAGCACCTGTTTGCCTGAGAACGCAGCCATCATGCCGTTCGGCATCGAGACAATACCCACCATGTCGGCAGGCGGCTGATCATAATCGACCGAATTTATCGGCTCCTGCATCGGATCGTTCGCCAGATCATGGACAAAGCTCACGCTGTTGATCGAGATCTCTTTGACGAAATAGAGCGTCGTTGCTCCGGCAAGGTCCGTTTGGCTGCGATATACTCGCATCTTAGAGACGTTTCGATCTGCCTGCGGCTGGGAGAACCCCGAGACTGTCACCACCGTGCCATCGCCGTAGTAGATCGGACGGCTGGCGGGCGATGGCGGGCTTTCTTCGCCAAAGCCGGTGACGAAGGTATAGACGTAGAGGATCGTCTCAGCTTCCGGGTCATCGCTTTGGAGCTCGCCGGTTGTTGCAATGCTGGGCGCGTCGGCGGGCGGGTTGAGCGCCAAATCGTAGCTGGTGCCGCCTTGAAAGAGCTTTGGGCTGCCGTCGCCAGTGATGTAGAGGCGATCCGCCGCAACCGGGCCCGGAACGGCATCGACCACATCCATCCACGAGAGCCATTGCCCGTTGAAGCGGTAGATCGTGCGCGCTTCGGCCCCGAGTGTCGCTACGTCTTCCGCGTCCTGCATGGGGTCGAGCGCACCACTCTCAAGGCGGGTGTTGCGCGCAACCGTGGCATAGCCGGAGGGCAGGAGGCGCGCATTCATGCGCGGGATCGCGCCTTTAAAGCCTGTGATCCGTTCGAGCATCGCTGCCTCCGCTCTTAGAAGCCGATATAGCGGGTGCGCGGGCGCGCCCGTTGCTGACCTCGGATATTCCCTGAAAAATTGGTGTCGCACGCCCGCTCGAATTTGCCCGCGTGGTAGCCTGCAAGCTTGAGTTGGGTGAACGGCTGGTTGGGCATTGAGAATAGGCGCTCCAGCGCGCCATGAGCGATAGCAGAGCCGTGCTTGATGAACAGGAAGTCGGGGACCACATCGCCCTTGTGCTCCGGCGTCATGCTGGCGATGCCAATCGACATGGTGTTGTCGTTGCGCGGCGTGAGGAACAGCGACAGATCGAGCTTGCACGGCTGGAACGGGATCACCGTGATCGTGTCTGGGCTCACCTGTGTGATGTAGCGCGGCGGGGAGTCCGTTTGCGCGAGATCCTTCGCGTCAAAGCTCGAATACTGGACCGGCACGAGATCGATCTCGCCGTTACAGGTCGCAACCTCAAACTGATAGATGGTCGCATATTCGGGGCATGCCACCTCGCCGCCCTGCTCTGTGAGGTCGACTTGGGTCACATAGCGCCAGCACCGGGTGCGCTCGCAGAAGTCGATGGCTGCGAGGCGCAGGCTCTGTAGAATGAGCGGGGTGGACGCCTGTGTGCATTGCGGCCGCACGAGGGGGATGAACTCAGCGAGGCTGATGGTCGGCATGGTTTACCCCTTCTGCGGCACGCCCGGCTGCATTTCCGTGGTGTTCGGGTTCTGGGTGTTGGTCAGGCCCGTCCGCACGCCCAAGGCGCCAAGGAACTTTTGATAGTGGGCGACGGCGCGCTGTGCGCTCCCGGCCATGTTCATGTCCTTCGAATAGGCGTAGTAGAGCACGCCATCGATCAGGACAGATTGATAGACGGTAGAGAGCGGGATTGTCGCATCGTAGGTCTCGATATCGAGCGCGTTCGAGCCAACGGGCAGCTTCTCGGGCTCTACCGCACCAAGCACTTCCATCTTGCCGGTGCCATCATTGCCCGGGAAGACATAGAAGCTGCGCGGGGCAAGCTCCTCGAAGACGATATGTGTCACCACCTGGTTGAACGGCACGGAGTTGGTGTCATGCCAATTGGCCATCTGGCTATCGAGGATTTCGCGCTCAATCGGGGTGACGATTGGGCCAGAGACACGCGGCTTGGCGTCAACGTCGCTGGTGATGTTGCGCACCGCGCGCAGGAGCAGCGAGAAATCCTCGGGGATCTCCTGATATGTGCCTTCGGCCAGCGGGATAACTCGGGTCTCCGCAAAGGCCGAAGGGCGATGCAGGGCGATCTCCTGCATCGTGTCATTCAGGCAGTCGTTGAGCTCCGTGACAGTCCACCGGACATTCCCGGCATCAGATAGGATCGCACGGGCGCGTTTGAGAATATCCTTGGACTGCATCTAGCTCACTCCTCGCTGGAGATACCGGCCTCGGTGAGGGCGGCTTGTTCGGCGCGGATCTTCTCGATCAGCGTGTCGCGCTTGGCGTTGTGGTGCGGTTTGCGGTCGAACACCTGCTCATATTTCGCAGCAAGATCATCGTCCGAGAGGGTTTCGAGATCATCAGCCGCATTCGTGGGCTTCTCGTCCTCGTCGTGGGACTCGTCCGTGGTCTCGTCGCTTCCTTCGCTGCCCGGCGCGGCGTTCAGCGCGGGCGAGATCTGCGCGGGATCGGGCTCTTGCTTCACGCTTTCCGGCTTCTGCGCCGGGGCGGCAGGCGCTTCGGGCTTCTGCGCGGGCGTTTGGTCTTCGGCCTCGTCGGGCATGTAGACCTCGTAGCCCTCGGTGATCGATAGCAGGCGCTTGATGTGCGAATTATTTTTCACATCAGCGACGTGATCGCCCTGATCGTTCGGCGTGAAGGCATAGTTGGCGCCCTCAAGCGTCACGAGAGAGCCACCTTTGCGTTCAATCTTGCAGCGGATTTCCATCTGTCAGTTCCTCATGCTTTGATGGAGAGAGGCCAGCCCCAAGCGGCTGGCCCCATAGGGTCGATCAGACGTAGCGGTAGCGAACCGCGACGGTGATCTTGTCGGTGCCAGCTGCGACATCGGCAGACAGCTTCACACCAATCGAACGGTGCTTGGTGTTGTCCTGACCGGCAGCCAGACAGGTGCTGAGCGGGATCCGGGTTTCCTTGTCGGCCACATCGATGGCCGCGCCGAACTCGGTGCCGACCGCGCGCACGCTTTCCTTGTCGCCAACCGCGCCGTCCATGACGCCGATAGCGGCAGTCGTGGTATCGAGGCCTGCGCCAATGACGATCATGTCGGTCAGCTGTGCGGTGGCCGGGATGACGCCGATTTCGAGCGTGTCGGTAGCGGCGGTGAAGGGTTTGGTGAACGTGTGCTCATAAAGCTCGAACACCTCTTCGCCAGCGCAGTCGGGGATCATCGCGACGGCTCCAGCGATAATGAACTTCGATTGCTTGATCATTTCGATTCCTCAGATGGGGGGGTGGATGAAGGGCCCGGGCGGTGCCGGGCCGATCACTTACCGTCAGTTTCGCGGCGGCTTCGCGTAGGTGTCGAGCGACATCACGCCGAAGTCGCGATTGTTGAACCGCGTCTTCTTGAGGCCCACGATGGTACCAGCGACAACAGTCGGCTCGTTCTCGTAGTCCTTCGTCTCTTCCTTCCACATGAAGCGGCCAGCCGAGCTCACGCCATAGGCGATCATACCGGCCTGACGCCCCATATAGAGGGCGCGCGCGGCGGGCAGATCAGCACCAGCGCCATAGTCGTCATAGCGAATGACGCTCTCGTGCGAGTGCAGGATCGTGTTGCCGATCATGCCCAGCCCGCCCTTGAAGATCTTGTTCTTCGATCCTTCGGCGGCGGCGGCAGCCTTCTGGATATCGAGCCATCCCTTGTCGCCGGTATCGGTGCGCAGGAAGTGCTCTTGGAACGGCGACATGACCGTGACATAGCGATCCTCGCCCTCGACGGAGCAGGGTACCATGTTCGCGGTGTCGGGATCGCGGGCGCGCATCATGCGGGCCGTGGTGTTGGCCGCTTCGATCAGCTCGCGCGTCATGCCGTCAGCAACCGTGATCGTCGCCTTCGAGGTCGCAGAGTTGGGATAGAGCAGGTGCTGCGCGTCGGGCTGCTGGAACGGGTTGCCAGCGTGGCCGGTATAGTCTTCATCCTCGGTATAGTCCTCGTTCACGCCGGGACCGCCCGAGAGATACATGAACATGAGCTCATCGAGGTATTTCGACCAGTAATCGCCCAAGCGATTCCGGGCGACGGCACGCATGTCGTGCGCAGTGCGCTTGCGGGTCATCCGACCACCAGCCGAAACGGCTTTCCGGGTCTGATCGATGATCACCTCGTCCGTGTAGAACTTGAGGTTCTCTTCCTTGCCCTCGACGCGGTTGTCGCCCTCAGTGGGCTTGCCGCGCAGCTGCACCGAGAGGTCGAACGAAATACGGTCGCCTTTGTCGGTTTCGAGCTCGGTCTTCTGTTCGATGATGTTGTTGTCGCCCTTGCCCACGAACTTCTTGGAGAAGTAGGACTTTTTGAGCTGATCAACTGCGAGATTGGCTGCCCATTTCTTCTGGGCCTTTACATCGCCAAAGGGGATGATCGTCTGGGACATGATGTTTCCTCGTGTGGATATTTTTCCATCACAAGCACATCATGCGCCTTGCATCGGCGCTTATAGCACGGATTGGGCGCGGGCAAAAGACTTTGTGTTTCGCCCGCGCTGAGCCTCTATGTGTTGAGGTCTGTGCGCTTGGTGTGGCGCACGGGTATTTGGCTCGGGGCATCGATCAGGAAGCGCATGTAGCCGTTGACGCGGTTCGCCTGAAACACGCTATCGCCCATGCGAAACCCCGCCTCCGGGGGCAGGCGGATGACGAGTTGATCACGCTCGACCGTGACGGTTGCGTCACCGATCTTCACCTCGTCTTCGATCTTTGCCTTGAGCACCAGCACTGTACGATTCTCCATCAGGTCTGCATCGAAGAAAAGCGGTCGCGTTCTTCGTCGGTCATCTTGGCCAGTTCAGCCTCGACGCGCTCGGGATCTTCCCCGCTATCGATCAGGCGCTGGAGCGCTGCGTACTCGCCCTCGCCAGCGCCTGTCATGTCCGATTGCGGCACACGCGAGAGGGTTTTCGGCGGTGTCGCCATATCCTTCTTGCGCTTCTTGTCTTCCGCAGTCTCGGGCTTTGGCCGTGGGGTTGGCTTCTTTCCACCGGCCTGCGCGGGCACCTTGATGCCCAACACATCAGATTGCGCATCAAGAAGCCGATGAGCCGCGGCTAACTGCTTCTCGAACGACAAGTTGGCATAGGTCGGCTGCGAGGTGACGAACCCGACCATGCGGTCATAGGCTTCGAGAACCTTCGCATCCTCTTTCAGGCCGGGGTTGGCTTCGAAATACCCCTGTACCGCGTTGCCCCACTGCTGATCGATCTGCGCGGCCCGATCCTTGGCAATTGCCATCTGGCCCGTCACATCATCGCGCTCGCCGTCGATTTCTTCGAGGCGCTGATCAAGCTCCTCGTCGGTCAAGTCGCCGTCACGATAGGCTTGCATTGCCTCGCCGCGCTTCGATTTGATCTCTTCCAGCTGCTGCTCCAGCGCGCGGGTATCGATTGCCTCTGGCGGGGGGGCGTCCTTGGTTGTGTCTGCGTCGGCTCCGTCATCAGCGGCGTTGTCATCGCCCTGCTGGCCATCCTCTTCGTTCGGGGCAGCATCGCCTGCGTCCGCATCCGGGTCATCATCGCCGGTATCAGCATCAGCATCCGCATCGGCCAGATCATCGGCGTCTTGTGCGACATTTTCGCTCTCAATGTCGCCTTGATCGCCATCAGATGCACCGGCGCCTTCGTCTTCTTCCAGTGCTGCGCGTTCCTCGTCGGTGAGGAGGTCGTCAAATTCATTTCCCATTGGGCTTACTCCTTGCTGGGTATGTCGGGTGAGCGATGCAGCCGCGCGGGCTGATCGCTGGCTGGGTTCAGGTCTGCGTCGTCATGATCAAAAGCGTTCCGTCTTGGAACACGCTGTTGGTCACTTCCTCATTCACTTCGAGGGAGATCTCTTGTCCGGGCGAGCATCGGCGCAGACGGATTTTCACGCCGGTGGTGTCGGTATCGTCGCCCGCATCATATTTGCGGTCGCTTTGGCCTTTGTCGGCTCCTACCGCACGGAAATCATTGAGACTGACTGATGCGATGTTCGTCTTGATGTCCGAGAATATGAAACCGGCATCTACTTGCATCTCGTCCTTCGACCATTGGTCGCTCGACACATGGCCAGCGCATTCGCTCTGACCGGTGTAAGCTGCGAGATCCTCGCGCGAGAGATGCGGGCTCTGCGGCTCGCCCTCGCGCTCGGGGAACAGGTCGTGCTTGCTCATACCGAAGCGCTGCATCAGCGCGTGGAACAGATCGACCGGATCGGAATAGGCTTGTTCGTCAACCGGCTCGCAGCGAATGTCTTGAATCCCGCCGACGATGAAACCGCCATTGGAGGTTTCGCGGATGGTGATCGGGTGCGGCAGGATCTTGTCGCGTTCTTCGGTTTGATTGGTCATCTGATTGGTCCCTCGATTTGGTGATTGTTCGCGCGGGTCAGGGTTTGACATCACGCGCGCCCCTTCTTCTTGAGCCGTTCCATCTGTCGACGGCGCTGGCGTGAGAGCGGCGGCTCGATATCCTTGGGCCGCTCATTGGTGATCCGGGTCTCGCTGGCGGTGGAGTGGCCAATGGAGCGCGCGCTGAGGGCTCGCGATGCCAAGGCCATCATCATCCCTATGCCGATCTTCATGAGCTGCCTCCGGTGATCGAGTGGTTGGGGGCAGGGCGGGCCCATTCCGGCAGCTTCACGGAGAAGCCGCCATCTTTCACCGCCCGGTTGATGATCTCTAGCGAGACGGCGGGGTGCTTCCCTTTTGCCGGTTTCCACGTTCCGACCCTGATGTTGACGCTGCCTTTGATCCCATCATTGATAGCGATCGCGCTCGGGTCATCTCTCTGCACCAGACGAATGCCCATCAGGTGCAGATGTTTGGGATCATCTGTGACGGTGAGGGCCAGTGCGTCCGTTTTGGGGTCGAGTTTGCGCCCGAAAAGTTCAGCCTGCGCGGCTTCGGTCAGGCCAATGCGGAAGAACGTCTTGTTGCGGGTTTCGCCTTGCGAGATCGAGACGCCGGAGCTCACCGGCCCGGCCTCGAATTCCGTGATCTTCAAGAGGGCCATGTCACACGCCCTCCTGCGAGAGCTCGTGCCGGATCAGCGCGGCGCACTCGTCGTTCTCGCCGATGGTAAAGCTGACTGCGGCCACCACGACTGCGAAGATGCCCATCTCGTTCGGATCTGCTGCCATCAGGTCGCCAGCGTTATCGAGAAGCGTCTCCACGCTGTCTACGATGTTCCCAGCCTCATGCTCTGGCAGATCGTGCCAGTGTGGCTTGATCGGCCAGCCCTTGGTTGCGCAAAGCACGCGATCAGCCTCATGCGCGATCTTCGAGATCAGGGTGCTTGTCAGAACGCTTGTGGGGCCATTCTCGAACCATTTCCGGCGATATCCTTCAAGCGCCCAGATCTTGCTGAAAGCATTATCCCGGGCGATCTTGTGACCGATCTCTTCGTTATAGTCCTCGGGGTTCAGGCAGGCGCTCTCACCGATCACGTTGAAGCCGTTGGCAAGCGTCAGGACGCAGATAGTCAGGGTCGAGCCAGGGTGATGCAGATAGTCCTCGTCTACGATCAGAGCCTCGATATCTTCCGGGGTGATCTTTTCAATAAGTCTCATAGGTCTTTCCTCGGTTGCAGCGGAAGTAAGAGGGCGCTTAGAGCGCGCCCTCGGGTGGCATGGATGGGTCAGCACCGGGCGGCGTGAGTTGCGGTTGGGGCTGCTGTTGCATCGGCGGCTGGGGCTGTGCAGCCGGATCGCCGGGCGGCATGGGAGCGGGTTGTGGCTGCGTCCCGCCCGGTTGGAATCCGGCCTCAGCCAGCACGGTATCGGCCACACCGGCAAGCTGGCGCCCGGTGAGGATCGCAGCGGCGGCTTCGAGCGCGCGCACCTGTGTATCCACATTCGCGCCAGCCGTTTTGGCGAGGATCTCGCTGACCTGTGCAGAGAGACGCTCGGTTTCGGCCTGTGCCTTGGCGGCGCGGGCCTTCTTCTCGGCGGCGTCGGCCTCTTTCCCGGCAATCTCGGCCTCTGCCGCGCGCTTCTGCATGGCGTTTTGCTCGGCCTGCGCCGCCTGCCGTTTCTGCTCCTGCGGGTCCGGGTTGTTCGGATCGGCATCTGGGTCAGACTGGCCCGAGATCTGCCGGATCCGCTTCACAAGCTCGTCGCGCTGCGGCACGTCCATGGTTTCCACCACAAGGTCGAGTGTCGCGAGCACGATCTGCGGGGAAGCCGCCGCGAGGTTTGACATCAGGGCAAGCAGTTCGCCCACCTGTGCCTGCTTGATCGTGCTGTTGAAGTCCTCTTCGCTGATGATGTAGTCGGCCTTGGTCCTCACCATGTCGTTCTCGGGGAGGCCGTCATTGATATCCACGAACTCTGGATTGCCGCGCATGTTGGTGATGCGGAACTGCTTGCGTGAGCTCATGAATTGCTCGATCAGCGAGAGCTTTTTGGAGCCGTGGAGCTGCTTGGCCAGCCGGTAGTTGTCGAAGATCGTCGCGGTTGCGAGCGATCCCTGATCCTGCCGGGCGACGATGGCCTTGCCGCTGGTCGCGTTGGTGGTGCGCCCCATGCTTTCGTCGGTGACGCCGCTGATCTGCTGGATCATCATGATCGAGCGCGACATGAAATCGAGGTGCGCCTGTTCCATGCCCCGATCTGCGTTCAGTTCGAGGTGCTTTCCCGGGTTCTTGACGATGATCGCATCCGGGCGGGCGACTTCTTCCTCAAAATCGTCCAGATCATCGACCGCGCCCTTGTCCATGATGACCTTGCTGCTGTTGAGGATGTGCAGGGCCTTGGACGCGCGCTTGTTGATGTCTGATTGGGGGTCGCGCATGCCGCGCACCACGCCATACGGCAGCCCGTTGCGGCCCCGGCGGTAGCACCAGATCGGCGTGAACGGGAAACCATTGTGGCGATATGGCGATTTGGCGAGATAGAGCATGCCATCTTCGCACATGATGGCGACGTGCATCCGCATCCGCACCTTGGACACGATAGACGAGTGGCCGTGCATCAGGTCGGACATGTGGCCGTCTGAGTTGGGATCAAAAACCTCGCCCGCGAATTGCCCGCCTGCGATGTATTTCTCTTCGGTCGGCACACGGAACCACACCTCAATCAGGCGGATCCGCTGCCGGTAGCTGCTCTCGATGTCAGCGGCGCCGAGCGCGGTATTGGCATATTCCTCCTCTGCGGTGTCCATGGCCGTATCGCCTGCGGAATCGAGCCCGGGAGACAGTTCCAGCGTGTTCGATGCGCCGCGCTCGATGACCGACTTGCGGTTCGGGAAGAGCGAGTGTGCGATATCGGTATCTGTCCAGCGCGTTCGGAAGATGTAGCGGCCATCGGACACATCGAGCTCGGTTGCGAGGCTGTCAGGGATCACATTGCGCCACGTCTCGTAGCGCTCATAGATCGGCTCGCCCTCGCTCTCGTCCTGCACCCCGCATTCCATCCAGCCGATGCCAACCTTTGCGCAATCACCGAACGCCCGGGACCATGAGAACGGCTCGTTGTTCACGTCGCTGAGGTACTTCATCAGCTGCGTTTTGCGCTCAGCGCTCTTGAGCCCGTCCTTGCGGCGCGGCAGCACCTTGTAATCGGTGCGCGAGCGCTTCTCGGTGCCAAGCAGCCAGTTGATCGTTGTGGCGATGACGTTGAAGGTCATGGCAGGCTGGTTGCGAGCGTGTAGAAGCGCCTTGTCATCCTCCGTCCACTGCTCGTTGTCGTAAAATTCCTCGTCGGTCTCCTGCTCGATGCGATTGTCCGACTGCCGGGCCAGCTCGCGCCGGTAGTGGCCCATGAGGTTGACGAACAATGAGCGGGCGCGCGGCCCGTCCAGTTGGGTCTCTACCGGCTTTCGCTGCACACGGGTGTCGATGGGCGTTGCGGCCCGGTCAAACGCATCTGTGCGCGTGACGCGGCCTGAAACGACCTGACCGGCATATGCCGGATCGTCGTCATTCTGAAACATCGGTGATCTCCTGCTCTTTGGTCTTGCCGGTGTCGAGATCGGTCACGATCACATCGGCAACGGTCTCTCGCGCCGCTACGAGAGAAAGGGGCGGCATTTGCAGCAGATCGGAAATGTGGTCGCGCACGGCGGCCGCGATGGCCATGACAGTGCGCGGGTCCAGAGTGTTGAAGCCGAGCGCATCGGCAAATTGCAGCGACATCTTGGCCGCTTCAGCGGGATCGCCAACTTCCTCGGTCCACTTCCACACGCTATCGAGCGGGACGATGCAGGGCGTGACATCCTCGTGGCTGGGTCTCATGCGCGTGGGCACCAGAACGAGGCATGGCCTGCCGGTGGTGAGGATCCACGTCAGGATGATTTCGAGCGAGCCACGGCGATACGCGGCATGGCGAAGATTGAGGTCTAGGATCGGTTCGATCAGGCTCATGGGTTACATGCCCCCCCTAGGGCGCTTTCGATTGCTTGGGCGTGATGGGAAGGTGTGGAGCTTGGGATCAAAGCCCTGTGCCCACTGACGCAGAGCGTCGGCAGCTTCGGAGTGGCCATCGAGCTTTTCCGGCTCGTGCGACCAACGGCCCAACCGGGCGTTCCATTTCTTGTGGTAGAGGGCGACGTGTCGTAGGCCTTCTTCGCAGCCATCTTCGTCAAACCATGCCTCGGGAAACTTCGCCCGGGTCATGTCGATGCCTTGCTGGAGCGTCTGAACGCGCGGAACGATGGTAAAATTCCAATCCGGCGCGAGCTCTTGCAGGATCTCCATGGGAGAGGCTACACGGTTCTCCATCTGCCGCTGGTGCATCGCGTCGTGGGGCAGGTAATGGACGCCGAACAGCCAGCCGGTCGCGCGGAGCTCGTTCACATAATGCTCGTAGCCTTGCGCCCAATCCTCGAAGTAGCGGATGAAGCGGTGACGCACGCCGACATGCTGCATTGCCCAGATGCCGGTGCCGTCGCCCGCGCCGATGTCCCAGAACGTGTGGACATGGACGTGTTTGACATGGGGGATGATGGTGATCCGCCCCTCAGCCCGCGCGTTGGCCAGCTGCGGCGCGTAGAAGGTGCCCTCGGTCGATCTCTTCCAGCATTCCTCGGGTGTCGAGGGATACTCCTGCCACATCTTCTGAGCGTCACCGCTCATTTCTGAGTTGAGCTTGGATACCCACCATGCGCGCTGTGGCAGGGAGAGCGTCACGCCCATCTCCACCTCGACGCCATCGAAGTATTCGTGCTGCTCGGGCGAGATCTTCACGCTTGCCGGGTCAGCGACATATCCCGGCTCGATGTACCAAGGATAGAAGTGGAACCTCCACTCCATCAGCGTGAGTGGTGTCAGCTGGTCCTTGCCGCGCTCTTCGGCCTTGGTGGCGATGTCGTAGAACTCGCCTTCTTCGCCCTCTGCGGTGCTTTCGATCACGGCGATGCCGGTCTTTGGCACGGCGGGCAGGGAGCCTGTGACGATCTCGCGCGCCTTCTCCGGGTGCTTGGCCGCGATCTTGCCCATCTCGGAGATGTGCAGCCGGTGAATCGTACCGGATCGCATCGACACGGCCACACGCACGCTACTGTTGTTGTGTGCGAACAAAAGCTCTGACGCGCTGTCGCGCTTGAGCGGGAAGAGCCGTTTCAGTTCCGGTGGCAGGTTGTTGTAGGCGAATTTCACCTTGTCGCGGAAGATCACCTCTGCGTCTTCGCGCGAGTGGGCGATGATGCCGCAGCGCTGGTCGGCGCAGAACATGGCGTGATCAAGCCAAAGTATCGCGGCCAGTGTCGTCATCCCCAGCTGGCGGGCTTTGAGGATGATTGAGCGGTAGTGCAGATCAAGCATCTGCCTGCGTTGGGCGGCGTTTGGCTTGAACGGGACAACGGAACCTTCTTGGTTCTCGTCGTCTTTGGTCATGATCTTGTAGAGGAACCCGGAGAATAGGCGCCAGCGCATATCCTTGCAGGCGTCCAGTAGCTCGCGCGGCGTCTCAGGCTTGAAGCTGAGAGGCACGCGCGCTGGGACAATGCGCCCTCCGTCCTCGTGGACGGCATATGTCGGCGCAATCGCGTTCACTCGTCGTCATCCAGCGAGAGAGCGCCGGGCGCGATGGTGGTGGTCGCGAGGTTCAGCGCCCGGGCAGCCTCAAGCAGCTCTGCACTCGCGTCGAGCTCCACCTTGCCGTTGAGCATGCCGAGATGACGCGCGACCATTTCGAGCGCCTTGCCGCGATCAGAGATCTTTACCTCGATCCCCTGCTTGGTCTCCTTCATCCCCTCATAGACCATGCGCGCCTCGGGCGAGATGGTTCGGGTGTCGACCACATGGACATAGGAGATCCCGTCACCGCCACATTCCGGGCAGTCTGGGTTCGGCGCCACCTTGAGCCGGTAGCCATAGCCCCCTAAGTCGTTCGGCAGCTTGGGGTGGATATACTCGCGGCTCTGGATCAGCGCGTGTTCCGGCTGATCGGGCGTCATTCCCTTGAGGAACGGCAGAGCGGCCTTGTCATAGGCTTCGTTGAACTCGCGGCGCGTCTTCCACTGATAATCGTGGTCTGCCCCGTGACAGTAGCGGCAGGCTCCGTGGCGGTTCTGAACCAGTTCGTTGACATCGAGCGTGGCCTGCGTCCACCAGCGGCGCAGCACATCATCCTGCTCGATCTCCAGCCGTGCAGCACGTTCGGCCATCAGGCGGGCGATTTCTTCCTGCACGTCAGCATAAGTCAGCAGGCGCGCGCCGGTTTGCCTTGCACCCTTTTCCGAATACCCGGCGCGGATGGCTGCTTGGGCGGCGTTGAGGTCGATGACGTATTGAGCGGCAAAGGCCATACGACGCTTGTGCGCATCCGCATCGAGCTTCTTGCGCGTCGTTTTCGCCCGGGCAGGCGTGGTCTTTTTTTTCTTTTGGGGAGCCATGGCTACATCCTGCGTCCACTCGTGGCGGATATTGTGCAGCAGAATAGCCAATTCCGCAACATGATGCATTGCGGGTCAGGGATGGTGTGTTAGGATGCAGTCACCGGCAGGGGTCATGCCCTACCTGTTGCTACTGTCACAAACTAAAGGGGCCGAGAAATCGGCCCCCTTTTTTATGTTCTATTGGTAACGCCAGAGGACCACCCGAACCGAACATCGGGCCTCCCCGTGGCTCCGCACATCTGGCAGCGCATGAGCGCGAGAATATCGGGCCTGATCGTCCACCCGGGATACTCAAGCCATTCGGGCGGAAGATCTGCGAGCATGACCAGTCGCTCGTGGCCGCAGCGCGTGCATTTAAGACTGGAATAGTGGCCGCGCTTCATTCTGCCTGCCTGCGTGCGAAGGTGTGTGGGCTGCTACCCCATCGCATAGGCGCGGGCGGTGAACCATATGGGCCAATCTATCGCGTTTTGACCGCGACTGAACAGGTTGCGGCCTCGGTTCGGGTTGATCCCGATTTTGCGCCATGCTTCTCCGCGCGAGGTCAGGCCATAACGCATAGCGATCGTGTCGATCAGGAGGGATAGATCATCAGGATCTGCGGGCATGTCGCTCGGGCGGCTGCTCATGATCTTCCGGGCCCGGCTCTTGGCATCGGCCATATCGTTCGGCTCGACCGGGCTGATGATGACCTGATTGCGCAGTTCGATCATATGCTTGCCGGGGGCGTGGTCAGCCATCGAACGGCGGAAGATCATCGCGCGGGCCAGATGCGGGATGGCGTCTTCGTTCAGCTGGTGCATGTTAGCTGTCGCTCCTAGTCTGACTGAGCGTCACGCCATAGATTGCGCAACTGACCCTGTGATTTCTTTATCAGCGCCTCAACGCCATCGACCAGAGCGCCGCGCCATCTGAGGCGTCCGATTATCCGCTGTGCCGCCCGAAGGTGGTGCAATAGCGTTTCCAAATCCTCTTCGCGCTCACGGTCAATCATGACATGCTCCGATCTGGCACAATTTCGCTAAGGCCCGCATCGACCTGATCTTGCCAAGTATCTCTCTCGATACCATCAGCCCCAAGTTGGTGGCGCGGGATACCAGTGACGCGATGAACCTCTCGCAGGGCACCGCGCTGGATGGCAAGAAATCGTATAACCGTTTGGTCCGGGCCGGAGGCGAAGTCGATGCCGATGGTCATCTCAGATTTACCGGGCAGGACAGGAGCCAGAACTGCCGCGCTGGCTGTCGCCAGAAAGGTCCGCCTATCCATCACGACCCTCCTTGATTGCGGAGAGGGCGGCGCGGGCGAGCAGCACAGTCATTGTCAGGCGTGACCATTGAGGGCCTGTCACAGCGCCAAGATTGCCGACCGTTGTAGCTTGCTTCTCAAGGTCGCGCAGCGAGCCCACCAGCGCCTGCACGCGCGGGTCGGACATGATGTCGTAGGTGCGGGTGTCCCATGCATCCACAGCCTCTTCCATGGTAGTCTTAAACGGCCCCAAAGCCCCGCAGTCGCACTCCACCGCGAACGAGTTCTTACCGCGACAGAATGCAAGTTCAGTCATCCCGGCGAAGGATGACATACGCGATCCGCAGAAAGGGCAATGCCTGAGATTTGGCGCTTCCATCATTTCGTCCGGTTGAACCTTGCCGCTGCCGCGCGGCTCGTGAGTCCATCCGTATTTCTGATACACATGACGGCAGTCGTCACACAGGGGAGATCCGCACAAAGATATGCCACAATCCATCACGCATGTGCCAGTGGTCAGCTTTCCACACCCTGCGCAATGCTTGAGATCTGGCGTGCTCATGCGTCACCCCCTTCGCGGCGCGCTCGCAAGATGCGACCGAGATCCATCATCGAGACTTCGACGGCTCCCGCTTCAACCGCGAGTGTCCGCTTGGAAAGCGCGATGTCGAAGTGCTCATGTCTTGTTCCGGGTTTTTGCAGCCACTTCCGCGCAACTCCGATGCGGTCGGCCATTTCCAAAAGCTCCTCCGTGGTGTCCGCGATCATGTGGCACATCTTCATCCGGCCATAGCTGGCGCGCATGTTGTCAACGTAGACGGTCATGCATCACCCCCGATATGAAGTGCCGAAAGGATGGTCTTCTCGTAATCGGCTTGCGCGGCGGCTTTGGCGGATTCGAGTGATGGATGCTTGCTCCTGCCGTCGAACCAGAAGGTGTTATCGTCCTCGATGACGCTGTTCTCGGCCAGCGCGTCGTCAAAGATCACATATTCCTCGAAATCGCCGGGAAAAACACAGGGCGCGCGAGCAACGATCCCGAACAGACTGTCAGGATCTTCGACATCAGTCCATTCGAGAGGCTTCACCTTCACGATCGGCTCTGGCGGGCGGTAATACATTAGGCTCTCGTAGTGCTTTGCCCCGGCCTCGGTGACGCCGTATCCGCTTCCCGCCACAATCCCTTCTTCATCGAACAGGCCGGAGCGGAAGTCGCAGAGCTTTCGATTGGTCATGTCGCGCAGGATCGCGCGGGCGATGTCGTAGGTGATTTCGTCGGAGACGAATGCCTTGATGTTCCAGTAGGTGTCGAAGCGCCCGAAGTCGGCTGGATCGGTCATCATCTTGCCCAGGAGCTTGAGCTCAAGCTGGTCTCTCCACGGCAAGGCGCGATCAGCCGGCACATAGGGAACGGCTTCATCTGGGTATCGGGTCGTCGCCCAAGTTCCGATGTGGTCCAGTTTCGGATAGCCGCGCCAGACCAAGATGCGGGAGGGTAGATCATTCGCCATGGGTGGCTCCTTTCTTGCTGGCGCGGATCTCTTCCGCAAGCTCTTCCCACTCTTCCATCCACTCGTCGCCATTGCCGGGGTATTCCGTCACTCCAGTTGTGGGATCGCAAGAGCCATGTTCGCGGTGATAGTCATCCGCTCGCTTGTCGATGATCTTGGCGCACCGCTCGATCACCTCGTCGTCATGCTTGGCCAGCCACGCGGCATCGTCGGCGGTGGTGAGGACTTCAATCGCTGGGTTAATGTGTTCCGCAAAAGTACGCTCCATGGCCTGCTCCCATCCAAAGCGCATTGCCTCGTATCTATCGGTTATGTCCCTGTCCTCTAGACCGCACCCCATTCCCATTTCATGGTATTCTGGCTCTCCATCCAACATGGCAATGGTATCTACTCGCTGCGCCTCCGCCGCCCCGAGAGCCGCAGCGCGCACGGCGGAGGCGGGCTGGAAGTCGATGGTGTGGAGGATGCGGGGCTCTACATCTTCTTGCACAAACGACTGCGCTTTCCCCAAGTTCGGCCACGGATCTCCAAGGCAAACTGCGCCACGGTAAACTTGGTAGCCGTGCCAATCGTGCATGATCGTATAGTCAAAGGCTGTAAGCGTATCAGGGTCTCCATCTACGGGTGCCCACTCCAGCGGCTTCACCACGGCCACCTGCTCGTCGGTCGCGGCCTTCTCCATCTGGGCTTCGCGTAGCGGGAAACGGCGTTTCGTCTCGCGTTCCGCCGTGTTGGTTGCTTGCTCAATCGAGTGACCGGCGCCGATCTCGGTTGCAAAAGTCATCCGTGCGAAAGTTTCCGGGTCCACCTTCGAGGTAGCTACATAGAAGGCTTCCGGCGTAGCGATGCGCTCAATTGCCCGCTCAAGACGGGAGTTCTTTGCCTCGATGGCTTCGACAGCTGCGAGAACATGCTCGGCGTCATCGTGGGTCATGGTGTAGAGGCTCGGAAAGGTGGTGCGTGGGTTGTGGCGCGTCAGGATCGCTTTGATCTGGGCGACGAGCTCATACTTCTTCTGGCGCTTCATGATTTCTTCCCCTTCGGAAGCCGGTCATTGATTTCTTGATCAGTGAGGTCATCAAGGGCCACGAGCGTTGTGCCGTTGCGATAGACCATGATTGTGCGAACGCCGTTGATCTCGCCTTTGTAATCCGAGTGGGTATGGCGATAGACAGCATCAAGTTTGCGCTGGCGCGCGAGGTCTGAGGCCTCCATCAGATCATCTCCTTCTCGAACAGAACTGTCTCGGGGGCGATGATCATGGCGAGGCAGCCGCGGGAAAGCTCGTCGCCTTCGACCGGCTCGATTTCGCACTGGCTCTTGGGGATCCAGATATCGCGACCGTCTTCCTCGGTGCGGACACAGACCGCGCGCTCGGTCTGGGTCTGGAAGATCACGTTGAGGTCTAGAAGATTGGATTTCATGCGTCTTGCTCCTTGTGCGGGTGGTCGGGCCAGCGTGCCCATGCGAGCGGCGGGTGATCCTTGGAAAATCGGTTCCAGCGGGCCTCTTTCGGAAGCCAGTTGGAGAGGGTCACGATCCCCTTGGAAGCGGCTGCAATGATCTGGCCGTGCGGGGCGGCGTTGATCTCGAAATTCCAAACGGATTCGGCGGGCTCGGGCGGCGCGCTGGTGATCCCGGCTGCGTCGATGGCTTCGGCTAGATCCGTGATCGGGATGGTGTGGCCCAGCGCGCGCAAGGCGCGGGCAAGGGCGATGGCGGGGTTGTTCATGGTGCGTCCTTTCAGGCTGCGAGTTGGGATTGATCGAGGGCGTATCCGCCCCACTGTGCGGCCATGGCTGCGGCCATTCCGGGGAAGAAGCGCGAACGCTCGGTGGCGCGGTTCTCGCCGGGCGATGCGTGATGCACGCTGGAGCGCGCCGTGGTGCCATCGAGCGTGCCGGTGCGCTGGAGCTGCGGCAGCCCCTTGAGCCAGAGGCATGTGCGCTTGCGCTCGTTGTCGGGGCCGTCCTCGTCGGTGCCGAAGTGCCATGGCTGTACGCTCTGCGCCTGCGGCTCGAAATTGCGGATCAGCGCCTTCGCATGCCGGTGCATCACGGGGTTCTCGACGGCGATGCGCTCAATGGGGGCGTTCCAGCAATCCGAAAACAGATCGGCCCCGGCGCGCAGGTGCTGCCAGATCATTTCAAGCTGCTCTTTCTCGGACAGGTGTGGCCAGATTGCGGCCTCTTCGTCGGTGCAGTCGGCGGGTGGGTTCTTCGGGGGCCTGTCGAGCCAGCGCACGCCGCTGTTGCACAGGCGGGTGCAGGGCGGATGCATCACCGCCATCAGATCCCAGCCGTCATTGAGGTAATCGCGCACGTCGCCCGTGATGTGTCGGTTGCTGCGGTCCTCGGCGGGCTTCTTGTCCACGGACCAAACGTCATGCCCGAGAGCGTCGAAGGCGCGGCGCACGACGCCAGAGCATTCGCAGGCGATCAGGACGCGCAGCGGGCGCTCGGCGGTGAAACTGAATGCCAGTTGGTTCATCGCTCAGATCCCCAGACCGCAAGCAATGAAGCTGCCAGCAATGATGATGATGGCGATCATGAGACCGCCGATGATGTCCTCGAAGGTCACTGCGCGCCCTCCACTTGATCGCTTTCGATGCGCTCCCAGCGGGCGCAGAAGGCGCGGAGCCAGTCGGCGCGCTCATGGTTCCGGGCCTCGATCTGCCGAAGAAGCTGCTCGTCGGCGCTGATCAGTTCGAGGCCATAGGCGGCGCAGTACGCCTCATAGATCTCCGTCAAGCCGTTGAGATCGGTCGCGCCGTCTATGCTGTGTTTGTTGGTCTGCATTTCTGTCTCCTGTGACTGTCGGCCTGCGCTGAGCGCCGCCTCATGTCACTTTTCTAGTGCGAGAAAATCGCACCGTAAACAGAAAAGTTGCTAAATTAGCAACTATTGCTGCACATTGGCGAGCTTGTCGTTCCGCTTAAACACAGTTGCCGTATTTAAGTTTTTCCCATTTTCGATATTTTGAGATCCCATCAGAGAGGGTGCAGCCCGTTTCAGCCGTGTATGCCTGCTCTCTCTTGCGAGATTTAGCGACAAGCGGGTGCTTGCTGAGGAAGGCCTCAATTACTCCTGCGCGATAGCGATCCCGCGCCCTCAACCAGATGTCCTCAACGGCACGATGAAGATAGATAAGATCTACTCCATTCCACCTGACCGGCTTTTCTGTCCTGATCGAAATGGTTTGGTCTGGAAGGATCTCGACACTGAACGCAAGACGCGCTGTGCGCTGTCCGTTTTCATGCGAGATCACAACGTCATCCGGGTAGTAGTATTTAGCCATTCTGCGCTCCAAATTTTTCGGTTTGATTTCCCCATGTGACCCAGCCTGCTCGCTTCTGACGGGAGAACAGCTCGACGCGCGGGACATCAGGTATCAGCCGCTCTGCCTCGATGAATGCCTCGTCAGGTTTGCGGGAATGCTCTCTCACCTTGCCCTCGATCACGGAGCGCACCGAACGCGAGGTCTTCGGTTTTCCGCGCGTCCCGATCAGATAGGGTTCGCCCGCGCACCGGAAGATGTAGCCGGTCCCGAAGGCGAGCTTGCCGTGGGTCGTGCGTTTGACCCAATGGCCAGCCGTTTTGAAGGTGAAGCCCCACGCTGCCAGCACATCGAGCCCCTGCGGGATCATTGGATTGGTGATCCATAGCCAGAGTACGCAGTGGTCAGCCGCAAGCGCATCGCCTACCGGGAGCGCCTTGATCCAATCCAGCCCTTGGCACTCATATTGGCCACGCGCACCCTTCTTGGTCGCCCCTCGATCTGACCATGTTTCCATCCTCCACGGCGGATCTGCCATGATCATCTGGAAGCCGCCGAACGGTCGCATCTCGATCCATTCGCGGGTGATCTGGTTAGGATCGATCATGTCGCCTCCATCAGGGCGATTGCCTTCTTGATCGGATCGATCCACGCGCCATAAACACCTGGGCGGCGGGCCGCGAGCTTGGTGTAGAAATTCAGCCATCCGGGCAGATCAGATGCGCGGATCTTGCTGCGCCATGCCCCTTTCGACATGACGGCGGTTTTCAGGTCGCGAGAGATGATCACCTTGGGTTTGGTTGCGGCGGTCATCATTCACACATCCCGTATTCCGAGGCACAAGCAGGTTCGAACATGGGATACTGACGCCCGCCGCGATCTGTCTTCGCCCACTCGAATACCTCGTCGGCTCGTGGAAACCGGTATTCTCCAGTTGCGCCTGTTTCTCCGCGCTTCGCTGCTGCCGCGCCTTCCGGTGTCGTATCGCTGGCGAAGAACGTGGCCGCGCCCCGCTTGGATGCTTCCGCCACAAGAACCTCCCATTCCATGAGCTTCGCGATAGCCTCTGGGTCATGCTGCCCGATCAGCTTCAACTCGCTCTTTCTGGCATTGATGCATGGCCAGCACCCGACACGGGATGCACCAAGCCCGTAGAGCGGGTTCGGATCGATGCCATGTCGCTCATGCATCCAAAAGACCGCATTCCAGCCCCAATGTGCTATCGGCGCGAAATAGATCATGCTTCGCTTCGGCTCGATCCAGCGGACGCGGCGAACGCGCGGCGTGTCAGCCCGGCGCCTGCTCTCTGCACGGCGGATGCCAAGCCATTGCACCACGTCGCCATGCTCAAGGGCTGGCGTCAAAACATGTTCGACGGGCTCGATCTTGAGATGCTGCGTGCAGAACTGCGCGCCGGCTGATGGGAAACGTCCTTTCCAGAGGCACAGATCAAGAAACGGATTTCCAGTCGGCTGAATGATATCAAGAGCCCGTTCTATCCGATCACTTGGCACGCCGTGTTCGGCCCACTTGCGCTGGATGAACGCACGCTTCTTCGCCATGCGCTCGGTGAAGTCTGCGCGAACTGCCTCAATCTCCGGCCCGCCCGTCTTGCGCGACAAGTCCTTGATGAAATCGACCGTCGCCGGATGCTCATGGCCCGTATCGGCCCAGACCGCGCGGAAAGGGCGCCCGCGCTCGATTGCAAGGAGGTATGTCGCCGTGCTGTCCTTACCGCCCGAGATGTTGACGATATGCTCGATCATGGATTTGACCCTCTGTTCCGGTCCCGTTTTTTCTTCGAAAACCTGCGGCGGCGTTTGTAATATCTCAGCATTTCTTGGGTGATGATCGTGCGGACCCGGCCATGCTCCTCCGAGATCGCGTAGAAGATCCCTTCGACTGGCACGCGGAAGCGATAGATGAAGCCGCCGCCCGCAGCTGGCATGACGCGCTCAACCAGCTTGTCATCCTTTGCGCGGATCGCGCGCTCTATCGCCCGCACCAGCGTGAGCCCATCCACCGATGTGATGCCGCGCTCCCGCGCGCGCTGTGCTGGGTGGATCTCGTTCATTTTTCGCCCTTTGACTCCCGCCGCGCCTCCGGCCACGAAACAGCGCTGCCAAGCAGCTCCTGCGACTGCGCGCGCCGCCGTTCGAGCGGGATCTCTCCGCCACGGGGCTCTCGGGTGTGGTCGATTTCTGGGCGCGACTTGATGCCGAACCCCAGAACCGCCTCGGCCACACGCACCGGCCCCATCTCGATTGCGGCTCGCTCCTCGATGTCGCCCGGGAGCGGGCGCTTGCGGCGCGCGGTGTTCTCGGCGGAGATCCACCACTGACAGGCCCGGGCGATAGCCCATGCGGGGTTTCCACGCAGCGCCGCGACCCAATCGGCAGCAATGGCCTCTTGCACCTGTGGCGGAATGTCGGCGGCGAAATAGTGCGTCAGGAGCGTTGCGATCCGCGCGGTGATCCATTTGGTCGGCGCGGGCCGCTTGAGCTCGTCCACCTGTGCGCGCAGCTGATCGGCCTCAGTCTTCGAACCGATCCGCTGCCCGCGAAAAGCCTGCGAGCAGGTTATGATGCGCGCCGCCGCTTCTGGGGTGACGACTTGCGCCCGCGCTGATGGAAGATTGGGGTCCATGGAGATCTCCTTCGGCAGGTTGGAGGGGAAGCGCCTGCTTTTCCGCTGCAAGACGGCGCATCGGCGCGGTGAAATATGAGAATTTGCTGGGAAGGCCGTCGCGCTTCGTCTGCATGCACTCGGCAATTGTGGTGAGGATTTCCTCGTGGCTCAGTCCAAGGTCGTTTGACCACCGCCCGGCCTCCAGCATGTCGGTCTGTGTGCCGAGCATTCGCCCGCCGTGGCCCGTGAGACCGGACACCGGATCAGGGACGCCGATGGTCCGAAGGATCCGCTCGCGCCATGTGGCATCAGCTGATGGGGATTTCTCGCCTCGCGTGTGCGCGCGCGCACCACCACCACCTACCTTTGACTCTGGTTCTGGCTGCTTTGGCGAATTTCTAGCGTTCGCTAGAGTCGCTTCGTTATATTTCAATGCTTTAGCTTTACCGCCGAGCGCGCCATTCTCGGAATTAATTTCGGACTTGTTGCGCGCTTTCGTGAGTTCTTTGCGCAGGCGCTCATTCGATACCTTGCCGTTGCTGATCTCAAAATAGGGGCAGATCGCCTCCCATATCTTCGGCCAGCCGCGCGAGATCCGCGCGACACGCTGTAGCTTTTTGTGGTCGTTCGGCAGGCTTCCGCCTCGCTGCCACATCGACATGAGTAGGAGGATGTAGGCGCCGACTTCGCGTGCATCGAGCTCTTGCACGTCAGCGATGAAGTCCGGCACCCATAGCTGCATGTATGGGGTTTTGCTCATTGGTTAGGCCTTTGCCAGCCACCAGCGATCCGTGATCGGTCTGATGCTCATATCTGGTTCTGAGGTGGCTTCCCCGCGGCTCCGCATCGCGTAGAGAACGTGTCTCACTCGTTCCGCGTTCGCCTCGATGTCGTGGCGCTTGCGCAGGATCTCGGGAATTTTTGGGGTGTGAACGCCGGGATAGTGCTGCAGGACATCCCGCAGCGGGGCAGTCAGGCGCTCTGATGGCGGAACGCGCGCGGGCTTCTTCTCGGTCCGATCCGCTAATTTCTGTTGCGGCGTCAAGAGATGCGCCGCCTCTGGGTTCCACGGTGTGAAAGGGATCGTCACCCGCTTCTTTGGTCTGTTGTCCTCGGTGCTAGCTGTCATGCTCGACCTCGCGTGACAGAGTCACTTCGACGCGCGCGGCCTTTCGGCCTTCGGCTGGATCAAGGATTGGTGGTTGTGGCCGGAACAGATAATCATCGACGCCAATCGCGTGAGCGATCGCATCGAGACCGGATTTCATGCGCGATGTCAGGTTGTCTCGGTCATATGGGAAGTTTCCCGGCGGTACGAAGCGCATGGAAACCGTGATCGGGCTGCCATCATGTTTAATGCGCCGGATGCCCTGAGCAACCAGTTCTTGACCAGCATGCGTCTTGTATGCCTTGCGCGCCCGGTGCAGCTGCATTGGGTGCTGCTTCTTGTTCGGTGATAGGCAATGCCCGGGAAAGGGCAGGGTGACGGTGAAGGGCAGGGTCTTGATGATCGCCATCAGATCTGCCCCGCACGCGGCACGAAGTCGGCGCGGTCGTATTGCACCCCAGCGCTGTCAGCGAGAGCGAACAGCCGCGAAAGCTGAGTGCTCTTGATCACGCCGGACCGCCCGCCTTTGTCGAATGTCATGACCCAGCGTTGAACAGTGGATCGGTGGAGCCCGAGCGATTCGGAGACCTTTGTCGGGCCTCCCAAATTTTCGATCAGAGCCTTTGCTGCTTCGAGTTGGTCTGCCATAGAGTCCCCGTTGTTTCTGCTCTTGGTAGAATAGACACGTATGTGCAGCATTGTGTATCTGTTTTAGGAACTCTTGATCAACAACTAAAGATGCTTATTTCGCAACTATGTTTTTTGATGCCATGATAGGCCTGTAACTGAGGCCCGTATTTTTCGAGGAAAACTAATGAACGAGATTGAAGACTGGTGCCGTAGCGCGATGGCGCATGCCGACATGAACCAGACGGATCTGGCCGCCGCGCTGGAGCGGGAAACCGGCATTCGGACGCAAAAGAGCAAGATATCAAAGATGCTCAACGGCAGCCGCGAGTTTCTGGCAAAGGAAATGCTCGCCATCGCAAAGATCACTGGCTACCCCCTGCCGAACGCGCATCTTTCGACGGCGCAGACCAAATATGCCGTCACGGCTGGGGGTGTGATTACGCATTTGGAGGCTGGTTTGCTGCCTGACATCGTGATTCCTGCCATAATCAGGGGGCATGACTTGTGTGCCGCGATCATCGCCAGCGAGAACATTACGCCCGCATGGGAGCGCGGGACGGTCGTGTTCTACGACGAGAATCGCGATGGTGTAGATCCGGAAGATCTCGGTAAACCTTGCATCGCGCAGATCGAGGGCGGTCAGACGATGATCGGGACCGTCCGCAATGGATCGGAGCCCGGGCTGTTCCATATCCACGCTCTGTCCCGGTGGTACGAATCGGTGTTTGACCAAAAGTTGGCCTCGTGCAGCAAAATTGTTGTCGCTGTTCCGCCAGAGCTGGCGTTAACCTCTGGCGGCGATAGTATCCAATAAAGAAACTTTTGCATTGACCGGATGAAGTCCTGCGCCTAATGTTTCCAAATAAGGAACAGGAGCAGCAGATATGAACCCGGAAAACAGACCGCCGCGCAACCCTGCCGTGATGTCACAGGAGGTTGCGCGGCGTCTCTTGCATAGCGAGACCCGCAGCCACATTTCCCGCGCGACCAAGGAGGAGGCGATTCACTGCCTCGTCAATCATGGTGCCGGGCGCTGCGACTATGACCTAGCCCGTCAGGCCAGAATGGAATTGGAGCGCGAGCGCGGTTGCATGCCGAGCTGGTTTGCGCCGGTCGCAGCCGGAATGTTCGGCGGCTCCATCAGCATGATCGTCATTCAGTTTCTGATCATCATCGATCCCTTGTCGCTGTTGCGGTGAGCCATCGGTGTGCGCCCTCGCGGGGGCGTCATCCGATGGCAGCAAGCTATCATTCGACAAATAAATTTAGAGGGAATGATGTCTGACAAGAATAGAGTCGCGATGATCGTTGACGGGGCAAATACCTTTTCCGCAGCGCGCGCATCATGCTTTGGCATCGACTGGAGCAAGGTCTATGCGGCTTATCACAACCGCTACAATTGCCTTGCTCGGTACTATGCGACTGGTACGCGCCCAGACGATGATCACCACAATCCAATCGCGAAGCTGCTCGATTGGCTGGAGTATAATGGATTCCGCGTCGTGCGTCGCGCCGGGAAAGAGTTCATCTCTGATGATGGGCATGTCAGCCTGCGCGATGCAGATGTGCGGGTTGATATCACGCTGATTGCCGTTGGCATGATCGGGCGTGTTGATGAAATCCACCTGTGGACCGGCGACGGCGCCTATGTGCCGCTTGTCGAAGCGTTGCAGCGTGCTGGGATCCGGGTGTCCGTCATTTCGACCATTGCAGCTGCATCCGACAAGCTGCGCCGGGCCTGCGACGACTTTATAGATCTCGACAAAAACCGCGAACTCTTCGCCCGGGAGGCCGTCGAAGAGAATGCGTGAGCCGACCCCCATCATGGAACTTTACGCGTGGCACCGCGCCGCGCTGGCCGGTGAGGATCCGCCGCTCCATGACGGCCAGCCAGAATGCGGCTGGTTCAAGACCAAGCTGGTCAAGGGGGGGCCTTGGGTTGCGGCGCGGATTTGGGTCGAGCGCGAGATCGATCCAGAGACCGGCGAACTGGCTCAGCCGGAAACCTATCGGTGCGAGATCGACGGGGAACGGCGCAATGCGGAAAACGCATGGAGCCGCGTTTGCAAGAACCCGATCACACGCGGCGAACATGACGCCCTGATCGCAATGAAAGAGACGCTGCCCGAGATGCGGGCAGTGATGAAGGAAATTGATCTCACAAAGGAACCGATGCGACCATGACATCCCATGAAACCCTGCCCGACCGGGGCCACAACAACCCGCCCGAGATCCTGCCCGTCCTGCCGCCCGTCAAATCGGCTGGCGAGCTCGAAGACAAGGTTGAAGCTGCGAAAGCCGAAGCCGCGAAGCAGGCCGATCCGCCCCCCTATGACGTGACCGCCCATGCCACGCTGGGCAACAACGTGATGGCGTTCTGCGATGCCTGCGGAGCATGGAAGGATCTCAAGGAGATCACCACGAAAGAGCAATCCGAACGCCTGACTGACTTCGTGACCGGCGCGCGTGGGCTCTACAAGAAGGTCGAGGAACAGCGCAAGGCCGACAAGAAGATCCACGATGATCGCGGCAAGGAAGTGCAAAAGGCATACACCTCGCTCACCGCGAAGCTGGAAAAGGTCGCTGACGACATGAAGGCGATGCAGGCGATTTGGATCTCGAAGGAGAACGAGCGTATCGCCGCCGAGCAGGCTGCCGCGCGGGCCGAGGCAGAGGCCAAGCTCGAAGAGGCTCGCCGCGCCGCCGCCGCGGCTGAGACGCGCAATGACGTGTCGGGCGAGGTCGATGCCGCTGACGCGATCAAGGAAGCCGAGAAGGCGGTGAAATCTGCCTCCAAGGCGAAGACCGCGAAGGCGGGCAGCGCGACCGGCGCAGGCCGCTCGATGTCGCTGCGCAAAGTCTATGAATGCGAGATCACGAACATCAATCACGCATTCATGGCGTTCCGCGAGAATCCAGAGGTTGCCGAGCTCCTGACACGGCTCGCGAACGCGGAAGTGCGCTCCCAGAAGGGCGAGAAAGTCGCGCCCGCTGGCTTCAAGCTCAATGAGAAAAAGGTGGCAGCATGAGCATGAACCTTACAAAAACACCGCTCCGCCAAGTCAGCAATGTGCAGGGGCTCTTGAAGAATGAAGGGGCCCGCGATCAGCTGGCAGCCGTCGCGGCGAAGCACCTCACCCCAGAGCGCATGATGCGCGTGGTGGCGAATGCGATCCGCACGACGCCGAAGCTGCAACAGTGCGAGCCGATCTCCTTCCTGGGCGCGATGATGCAATGTGCCTCGCTCGGGCTCGAACCGAACACGATCTTGGGCCATGCCTATCTCGTTCCGTTCGACAACAAGCGCAAGAACATCACAGAGGTTCAGGTGATCGTCGGATACAAGGGGCTGATCGATCTTGCACGCCGTTCCGGTCATATCACCTCGATCTCCGCGAACATCCACTACAGCGATGACAAGCTCTGGCTCTACGAGGAAGGGACGGATGCCAAGCTGCGTCACCAGCCCGGCCCGCAGCAGGGCGAAAAGCTCGATGCCTACGCGATCGCGCAGTTCAAGGATGGTGGCCATGCCTATGTGGTCCTGCCGTGGGCGCACATCATGAAGATCCGCGACGGGTCGCAGGGCTATCAGTCGGCGGTGCGCTACGGGAAGGAGAAGACGCACCCGTGGGTGGCCTATGAGGACGAGATGGCGAAGAAGACCGCCATCCGTGCGCTATCCAAATATCTCCCGCTCTCCGTCGAGTTCCGCGATGCTGTCGAGATCGATGAAAACCGCGCTGACTATGCCGCGTTCGCAATGGATCCGACCGATGGCGTGACGATCAATATGGATGGCGAGATCGAGGACGAGTCCGACGAACCAGAGAAGGAAGAGCAGCGTTCTGCCGAAAAGACCAAGGCCGAACCAAAGATGCGCGACGTGACCCCGGAACAGGACGCCGCGCCGAAGGACGAGCAGAAAGAAGAGCGCAAACCTGCCGCCAAGAAGCAGGAGAGCGCGCCCGAGGCTGATCAAGATCCCGAGCCCGAGCATGATGACGGCGGTTTGAAGCATTCCAAACGGGGCAAGGAGGAGCCTGAGAAAGATCTCTCGTGGGCGCTCCAGCTGCGCAACAAGATCGGTGGCGATCTTCTCGATGGTGATGTCGATACCGTCCTCAAACAGCACGAGGAAGGTATCAAGCGCGCCGAGGTCGAGGCCCCTGAGATCCACGCCTCGATCATGGAGGAAGTGCAGTTCTATCGGGATCAGGGGGCATAAGTGGAGGGGCGCAAGCGAAAGCGCCTCACGAAGTGGCAGAGGGCAGACGTTCTGCAAGCGAACGGCTACCTCTGCTACCTCTGCGAGGAGAGGATCAATTCGGCCCGCGAGGATTGGGAAGTCGAACACGTCATCCCGTTCGCTCTGGGTGGTGCCGATGATCCGTCGAACATGCGCCCCGTTCACTGCCACTGCCACAAAGAGAAAACCAAGACCGATGTAACCCGGATCGCGAAGGCGAAGCGGGTGAAGAAAAAGCACGACGGCACTTTCCGCCCGACGCGGAATCCGGTGCCGGGGTCAAAGGCTACGGGTCTGAAAAAGATGCTCGACGGCTCGGTGATCGACCGTGCCACGGGCCGAGTAATCAAGCAGGGATGGAAGAAATGACCGCACGCCTCAAAGCGAAGCACATGGCGATAGAGTTCAGGATCTGGGCCATATGCAACCCCATTGGCTGGGACATCACCATGAAGGAAGTGGCGCAGCGCCTTGGCATCAGCCAGCGCGCAGTTCTGCACGCGGCGCGGCGCAAAGACTGGTGCAGTCGGTTTCGCGCCCACCAGACCGACTACATCGGCAAGTTCGTGGATCACGAGATCGACGCAATCGACCGTATGATGGGTGCAGCATGACTACGACAAATCCGCGCTGGGGATGGGCTGATGAAGCTAGAGAGCGGTGAGGTGATCCCGCTATGAGCCGGGCCGAGAATATCCGGGGCAGGGATCTCGGCCGCATTGAGCGGTCTCTTGAGATCGTCGCGGTCCTTGTCGGCATTTCTCCAGCCTATGAGCCGATATTCGAGCGGTTGGAGATTGAGCACCGCCGTGCGCTGGCCGCAAAGCGCGTGAACCCTGTTGTGAATGCGCGCGAAGCTATCGCTCTAGCGCGCGCGGCGAAGCACCAAGTGAAGGAGGGCGACAAGTGAAAGGTATGAAGCCAGTGGAAACCCCTAAGATATCCAAATATGTCGATTGTGGGCCAGATGATCGCGCAGCACTCATCGCTGATTTAGATCATGACTATGCCAGTGACATCGAGCGCCGGGCCAGCGCGATGATCATGACGCTTGGGCGCGAAATGGATGCGGGCATCAAGGAAGTCTTTCGCCTGAGCGAAGAGAACCGCAAGCTGCGTGATCGCGCCGTTGATCTGCGCAAACAGCGTGATGCTGAGATCAAAAAGCGCGCGGACTGGTAGTGAAGATGTCATGATGCCGTGCGAACCGTACAAGCCGCAAGACGAGGCCGACTGGCAGGATTGCTGGAAAGTGACATGCGCAGCCTGTGCTCGTATGCCGGGGTGCGATATTTGCGAGTCGATGATTGAACACCTCTCTGGAGACGGTGCGCCTTGGCCTGAAAATGGGTTCGTACAGGACGATGGCGCTGGCGTGTCATGCCTTTCATACGAGCCGAACGGCAAAGCTCCGAAGATCAGCCGCCAGCAGCTGCGCAGACTTGCTCGAATGAACCCTGCAACGCTACCTCAAATGTGCGCGGGGTGTGCCGCTACGAAGGGTACCGATGCCAGCAAATCGAGACACACCCGCCGCGACTTTGAGGCCGCAGTGAGGGACCATCGCCAATTCCTCTGCCATGAGCGGCCCGGGTACTGCGGAGGCTGGGTTCGGGCCATGCTGGCCCGCGCCGGAAAACGAGTCTGAAACACCGGGGGAGTTAGTTGGGCTTGGGGAAAAGATCGGAAATAGCGCGCTTCGCCCGCTTCCGTTCTGCGATGCCTCTCGCCCTCATCGGCGCGTCATAGGCGTTGTGGCAGGCTTGGCAGAGGGCGCGCAGGTTGTCGCGCGCGCAGTTTTCGGGTTGATGGTCAAGATGCGCGACGGTCAGGATGACCTTGACCGGACCGCGCGCGTTGGGGTCGAAGGTGTCCCAATCCGCGCCCGGGATCGGCTCTCCAGTCTGCGCATGAAACGAGTGGTCGTGTGCCGACGCATCTGCGTAGCGGTATGCGGGCAGCGACGCGCCGTCTTGATTGTCGCTGCCGCGCAAGATCGTCGCGCCGTTCTCCACACTGCACCATTCGCACCGCTGCCCGGCTTCCTCGCGGACCCGCGCGCTGATGGCGTTCCAGTCGTCAGGGTATCGACTTCGGTTCTCGGGGCGGATTGGCATTGTCCTTGGCCTCCGGCGTTTTTAGGATTCGTAGAGATCTTGAGGATCATCATTGATGATGATGTTGATTTCGGGGTCACGTCGCATGGCAAGGTTGCGGGCCGCAAAGGTAGACATGGCGGCAATGGCAGCCCCATGCATTGCCATGGTCTGCGGGGGAATATGGCGGCGCTGCTTGTGTTTCTTCGCCGCGTTTTCGGATCTGCGCTTCGCTGCCTTCTTCGCAGCTGGGCGGGCGTTCTTCCTTGGCATGGTGCCTCCGGCGTTAGCTGGGCCGCTGCATCGAGCAGCGCATCCAGCGGGTTCTCAGGGCGTTCCAGCTTCCGCTGTCGAGGCGTATTTCACCGATGGTGTCGCCGTCGGCGTCGAGCAGGTCAGCCCAGAAGCGGGTGTGGCCGTCGATGCCGCCGCCGACATGGCCAGAAATGCTGGCCCGGTTCAGGGTCGTCATGACCGCTGGCCGTCCTTTCTCGAATGTGACCGCCTCTGCGATTTTCAGGTCGTCGTCTCCGACGATTTTGCACAGCATGAATCCGGTAGTCTCCGGCGGGACATCACTCTCAAATTCAAGCGCCATATCGGCCTCCGGTCGTGGGGTTCATGGTGCCTCCGGGGTTTTTAGGACTGGTCGTTTTCGGCTTCGTATAGCGCCTGATCT